TGTAGTAGAAGCCACGGTGCCTGTAGCGATTACTTCACTCATGGCTTGGCCATAATAGTCATAGCCTGAAACTGTAATATTAACAGAAGTAGGGGCACCTGCACCAGTGGTTACGCTAACTGCACGTGGGCAATCTAGTTGGTAACCAGTTGTGCCATTAGGCAATGTTACTAGTTTAACAGAAGTTCCTGCAACTAATGTTAAGTTTGCAGCTGTTGTAATTGCAGCAGCAACAAGGTTAGCATTACCTTTAGCTTGTGGAACGATATCCCAAACATAAACGCGACCTAGTGGGCCAACACCTATGCTCATTGGAGCAGGGTTATCAAAAGGAATGTTTGTATGAGCTGTTAATGTTGCAGCACTAGAAACTGTAGAAGAAGCACTTAATGTATAAGTACCTGTACCGCCAGTACCTGTACCGAATGCTGTAATATATGAACCATCAGTTACGCTTGTACCGTCAACATACATGCCTAAAACTAATGGCGCGCCTTGCAGTAAAGCAGTAACGTTTAATGTTGTTGTTGAAATCGTACCTGTGAAAGTTGTTGTGTATGGGCGAATACCTGTACCCATGTAAGTTGTTGCTGGACCTAGAAATAAGTCATCTGAAAATTGTGGCATGCGTCTTTCTCCTTGAAAAGCTTAGACAATATTAAAAAAGGGGCTAAGCTTTTGACCTAGCCCCAAGCTGCATTAAACGCCAGGAGTTCCGTACATGGAACGCCAGTCGGTCCAACCCGGGATGTAACGCTCAGTGGCTTTATAACGCATGGAGTCGGTTTCGAAATCGCCTTCCATGGTCTTTTCCAATGCACGACGCATCAAGAGTTTCATACCTTCTGGGGCATCTGTTTGTACCCACCAGTTTGTGGCTGATGTCAAACGGCTAATTACTGTTGCGCCTTCAGGCAACAAACCAATCGATTTGATCGGGTTGATGTCATTGTTAGCGGTACCAGTACGTAAAACTGACTTCAATAACACTTCAGCTTGGAAGACGTTACCCGGTGCAACAACCAGTTTTAGTGGTTGCAAACGGATTTTCTTACCGTTGTTATCTGCAGCTTGACGAACTTGAATCAACATCTGCTCTAGAGATGTTTGTGACAAGTTAGCGGCTGTGCTTAACAAGTTGCTTGCAGTGCCTGACACGATTGGGTGAGCATTCGAGGATAACTGAACGCCATCGCCACCAGTGTAAGCTGAGTTAAACGCGCGGTTCAAGATGTTAGCACAAAGCAATTCTTTGGTTTCCACCAATGATTGAGCTAAGTGCTTAGCGTATACTTGACCAATACGGATGTGGTCACCGTCTTCAACCAATACTTTGGTTAAAGCAAATGCCAAGCCGAATACTTGGTAAACATAACGCTGCAAGAACAACACGCCACCTTGTTGATAGGTTACTGGGCTGCCATCAGGTAACTGAGGAGCGGCACCAAAACCGTACAACACTGGTTCTTCGTGGTAGTTGCGTGGGATACCAGCTTGTTCACGGAATACAGTAGACCATTCGTCTGCACGTTGGTCATATACACCATCAAAAGCTTCATTTAGGATTGGTTCTACAATTGAACGGAAATCCGTACTTCTCATCGGAGCTGCCATGTTCTACTCTCCTTAACTAATGGCTGCAACGTTAGCAGTAAACTGCTGTTGCGAGATTTGAACACGTACGATGACATATGCATCGCCCCAGTTGTTGTCCGGATACGGAGCAATGTCAATCACGCGAAGGAGATTGTTACCGCTGGTTGTACCAGAACTTGCACTCAATGTGCAGGCTGAAAGACCAGTAGTTGTTGAACCGGCGTATGGAGAGCTAATGTCAAATTGGCTACCAATAGAGGTTTGTGCCAAAGTTGCATCAGATTGAATCTCGTATACGATTTGCTGATCTTGGTAGAAATAAGCAACGATTGATGTGCCAGAAGTACTAGCAGGCCAATAGTTACTTACACGACGACGACCAGTTGTGTCGGTCCATTCAACACCGTCAAATGCGCCTTGGATTGTGTCAGTACCGTCAGAACGGACGATAACACCACCAGACAGATAGACAGGTTGACCTTTTAATAAGTTTTGGGCATAGCCCGAAGTAATACCATTTGCTAGCACAAAAGCACGATCCAAACCAGTCGGATGGTACACAGGGCGCATGCCAAATGGTGCAGATGTTGCAGACATAAGTTGCTCCTTAAAATGGGTCAATAAAAATTAAGTTTTCTGCTTTCTACAAAGCTGAATGGCAAAATTGCTATTACCGCAATTTTAAGTCGTTGGACTTGACTAAGCGAATAACTACTCCGCTTAAATATATGAGAGCATTTTAACACCGTGCTCTGAGAAAAGAACACGGTGTTCACAACTATTTTTAATCAAATTTCGGAGTTTTACGGCTTAAGTCAAATTCCATACCGTCGCCTTCTATAGAACCAAGACGCTTACCGTTACTGTCCTTGGCATTTAGAAGTTGATCTTGTTGCACTTTGATCTTTTCTTGCTCATCCATTGGTGCATGGTGATGCATTTCTGCCATAATGTCTTGATAAACTTCTTCAGGAAGTTTATAAAGCATCATTTCATTACATGCAATAAAGCCTTCTTGTTCACCAGCCTTGACTCGATAGTTCTCGAATCCTGGCATCTCATCAGCACGAACTGGTGTATAGCCCATACGCATACGCTTATGAATTGGGTCATACTGATTATTGGTTGCAAGCCAGCAAAGATGAAAACCAGGAATTTCCGGAGGAGTAGGCAAAGCTTCTTGAACCCACTCATTTCTGAACATTCTACGTTTCTCTTCATTGGAGACAAACTTCTCTGCAGGTTCAGTTCTTGCTCTGTCTTCTGCACCACGGCTTTCACGGCCTGCATGTAGATTTTTCTTAATACGTTGTTCCATGATTAACCTCTATTCTTATTGTTACGGTCCCACTCGGCATACTTCCGAATGGCATTTTGACGAGTTTGTGGGTTATCCCACAATCCTGCTTCTTTGATTGCCGCAACACGATCTGGACTGAGTCTAAACTCATTAGATTTAGTTGTTGCAGTTGAGTCTCTGCCTGAACTAGTCATAACAGATCTAGGCCTTGCAGCTTTTTGGTTGCTTTGCTGTCTAGGCATATATCTTCTCATTCTAGAATCAAGTTCATCCCAATAATCTTCAGAAGTGGGGTCAAACCCTTCTTCTGTCAATCGCTTATCAATCATCTGAGCAATCTGTGACTCTTCATTTCGACCGTTTGGGTCATACCATGGGTTGTCTTCCATCCAATCAGCGGCCAATCTCTGAACCATTGGGTCCGGCGCTTGAATGTTCTGATTAGTTTGAGACATGTGCTTTGTGGCATTTTGCTTTAGTGTCTCAAGAGATTCCATCTTTCTCTTTGATTCGTACCATAGCTCTTGTGCTTTAGCTAGTCCTTCACCGTCACTGATGGACACTGCTTCTTTCATTTTCATCTTGGCGTACTCGACCTGAACACCAGCATCTTCAATTGCCTTGTCCACACGAGCTAATTCAGCACCTGATGTCTTCTTCTCAACTGCTGCCAGTCGGTTAGATAGATCAGCATTCTGCTTCTTTAGTGCATCAACTAAATGATTATTCTTTTGTTTATGAATCTTACGGCGTAAACGTCGCTCTTCACGTCTTGTATTGCGAAGTTCTTCGATCGTCATGCTATTTTGATCAGAGTCATCGCTCTTTGCATCTTGATGATCTAATGCATCATCATTGTCATCATCAAAATCATCTTGATCATTACTGTTTGCTACTACTTGCGGATTTTCTTCTCCTTCAGGCAATGCAACAATTGCACTACCATCTTGTGATTCTTCCACTTGCATTTCCATCTTTTCAGTCGGATTCATACAGTTTGTCCTTTCAAAACTTTAAATGAATGCTTTAATATCACGAGGGTCACCGGTTACTTTGCCAATAAGTTCATGGTCGTTAAAGAATGTAAATAATGCTTTACCTTTAGCGCCTTGCTCATCTTTAAAGTCAATTTCCCAACGATCCCCACCCCATTTTGGTACACGTACAAAGTCACCAACTTTAGCCCATGCTCCTTCAGGCCAAGGTTCTGCACTTTCACGCATACAAAATGCTAAAGGTCCGATGGCAATTACTTTACCGATCATCGTGTTCCACTTCTCTGTTTCTTTTACTTCTTCTGGAATATAAATCCCAGCGCTAGTAACCTTCTCTTTTACAGCCCTTAACTGAACAAGGACTCTTGCACCGTAAGGTGCCATGAGTGGGTCTACTATTGGAAACGCTTCTTCAAGCGTTTGTTCCATGTCATTCGACATCTTTTTTGTCCTCTTCTAATAAGTCATTTAAAACATTCAAGGCCTCTTGCAGGCCTATGCTTTGACCAACGAGTCTCTGGTAACTTTCAAAGTTTACACAATTACCGTTTACCATTGCTTCAGCAATTTCTTGCTTTTTCTCGTTAATCCTCCCAATGAAGACATTAATAAATTGCATTAACGGCCTCGGCCAGCGCTCTTTTTAGGGATCGCCACTGCGATCATGATCGAAGGCTTTTTAGTCATTCCACCTTTTTTCATGGTTGCTACTTTAGCCTTACCTGCATTAAAGTCAACACCCGCATTGCGTTTGTCACCCATTGCTGGAAGGTTTGCTGCTTTTGATTCAGAAACTGCGCCACCGCTGGCATAACGCTTAACGGCTCCGCCCTTCTTCATCACATTGCCCTCTGTAATACCCATAGCCATCTTTTTATGGGCGTTAATTGCTTCAGTCATGTCTATCTCCTAAGGTTGGACTGGTTGTTGAGCAGTCTGAGGTGCTGGCATTGCTGCTTGAGCTTCAGACTGTTTTTGCTGCTCGGCTTGCTGCATTGCTGCCATTTGATCTTGTTGAGCTTGTTGAAGTTCGTATTTCCGCTCAATTGTTAATGTGTTGATGTCATGCGTTAACTCAGCTGCTTTCATCTGCTCATCAGCAATTAGACGATCAGTTGCTTTCTTCATATCAGCATCGATCTTCTTATTGTCAATCTGTGCTCTTGCTTGATCCGCTTGAGCTTTACGCTGCGTTTCAGCCATCTGAGTCTGAACAATTGCTTGAACACTTGGGTCTTGTGGTTGCTGTTGCTTAGTTTGTTGCAACATTTGTAATGCTGCTTGAACCATTGGTTGTATGCCTGCCAATTGTTGCTGCACATCTTGATGAACGTGTTGTCCAGCAGCTGCTAACAATTGCTGAGCTTCTCTCATGATAGGCTCTACTTTAAGCACATTAAACGGTCTATCCAATGCCGCTGAAGTATATCCGTCCATTTGGTTTAAGTACCACAATGTTAAATGCTGCTTAATATGCTCTAAGCATTGTGGTATAAATGCCGGTGCAATGATTGGGTTTGCTCCATACATTGGATCTTTTAGATAGTCTAAGTGCACTTGTAAATGTGCTAAATGGTCTTGCATTGGGAATGCACCAGCAGGTTTGCCTAGTGTCATTGCTACGTTTTCCAATGCGGCATTCATATCTTTTACATCTTGTGGGTCAGGCAATACTTCATTTACATCAGGTAGTTTGATCTGTTTGAGGATACGTTTTTCCACTGCAAGACGATTGTATAAGTCGGGGTTTGCTTGTGCTCTTGCTGCAAGAGTCTGAATCTGAGCATAGCGTTGACTTTCTGCAAAGATATGAGGATCAGACACAGGAACAATATCGGTATTAACAGTAAAGTCTTCAGGGCTAACTTCCAAGCCTTCAGGCATATCAACTTTACGTTGCTCATCCAAATACCAGCGATTGAGTCGTGCCAGAATCTTAAAGACTCGTTTTTGCGAATCATGCAGTCTTGCATGGATTGAAGAGTAAACCGATGCGCCTTGCTCGATGAGAGCTTGGGCTGTACCAACAGGCATGTTGTTGCCTGCATCGGCGATCTTCTCTTCTGATGTTGTAACCACGCCTTTCGCTGCATCGTTAAGCCATCCGAGTAAAGAGAATAGCACTGGGCTTGGCTGGTTAAATGGAACTGGCATGGCGATTTTACGAACATCATCTACTCCTGGCGCACCTTCTATTTCGGCTACTTGTGTTGGCTCGATTGTTTGGCTTTGTCCACTGATCTTGGCTCCTTTGAGTTTGAGCATGGTAGGAGCAGTATTAATGTGTGCAGAATCCAATAAAGCACGCAATGCGCCAGTAAGAGCAGCAGAAAGACCACCAATGAGATGAGGCAAACCGATAGCATAAGCCCCACGCCAAGGAATGAATTTAAACTCAATGATCCAATCCAACTTAGTATATGTGTCGTCTCCATCTTCCCAGTTCCTATAAAGGCCTACAACACACCGCTCATTCTCATCAATCATAAGAATGTACGGTGCTCTTTCTGCATTAGAAAACTTGTCATCTTCTAACTCAAGCCATGTGGTGATGTGGTACACACGACGTATACCGTCTATGTTGTCAGACTTTGATGAACGTCCTTCGATCTTATTGTTTGCTTTTTCAGGCTTAGACTCTTCAGGCAGTTCAGTTGTTCTAAACACGTTAATGTCAGTGTAAAGATTTGAAGATATACGAATCTCAAACTCTTCTTCGGTAATATCTTGGACTTCAGTAACACGAGCTGCTGTATAAAAGTTACCTGCAGAAAATGGCAAGTAGATGTTATCAATTGGCACAAACTCGGCACAAGGCCGTTTCTTTTGGTCATCATACCAGAGCTTCATAAACTGAGAACCGCCAAGTGGCAATTGCGTTAGCATCTGCTCTTGCTCGTCTCGATACTCTTCAATTTGCTCTGTTAGCTGCCAGTTCATGTAGTCGCGCTTACGCTCGGCTTTTTCAACTTTAGCTTCTGTAGTTTCACCAATGATCTTGGTTTTAACAGGTCCGTCAGGTGGGAACAATTCCTTAACTGCTTTCGCAGCAAAGTCCACACATGCTTCTGCCATAATTGGATGGACTACCTTGGAAGCTCCTTGGAACTGAGCACCGCCAGGGGCATCATGGCCTAGTCCTGTGCGACGTAATCCTTCTTCATATTGCTTGTCACGCTCTTCACGAGCTTGTTTATCTTTATCAATTAGATCTAGAAACTTAAGAGCAATTTTGTCTAGCTCATAAGATGGAATCGACTCAGCTAAGTTTTCGTAGAAGTCAGGGTTCTCTTCAGGGCCTTTTAGATCACTAAGCTTAACAATTGCAGAGCCATCTTCAAGCTCTTCTACATCAGAAGGCTGATCGAAGATCTCATAAATAGACTCTTCACCTTCAAGGTTGTTCTCATTGTTGACTGACTCTTGACCTTCTATATAACGACCATAGTCTTGTTCAATTGGCATTTCAGGCATCAGTGTTTCCTTAATAGTTCGTAGCGCATGGTGTCAAGATTGACATCGCCACCTTTTCGATATGTAATATTTCTTGGGTTCATCATCTGCTTAATATCAGCCCCGCCACCGCCGCCACTTGGACGAATAGCACTGCCTCTAATTTTGTCGCCGATTTGTGAGTCGCTAAGTATTTGCTTTAGTGCATCTCTTTCACGGTTCAGTATGTCTTTAAATTCCGGAGCATCTGGGTTATGTATCTTCTTTACTGGTATAACTGGTTTGCTTTGGTCATTAACGCTTGGCGAAGGAGACATGGGCTCTATTTTACCACCAGTGTTTTTCTTAATATACCCACCGCGCTTATGGCCTTCAGGTGGCGGTAGTTGTGGCTGATTATCTAAACGTTGTATTTCATTCTGATAACGATTTCCAATATCATTGATCATTGCAACAGCTTGGTCACGAGCATGTTGACCAATTCCTGCAAAGATTGTGCCTTGTTCTCTATCTTGAGCAGCTTCTCTCATACCTACAAAATCACGATCTGCAGCACGAAGTCTTTGCATAATCCCTGTTACTACACCATGCGGAATATCTGGGTAGCGTTGATACCAATGCCTTGGAAAATGCAAAGCTTCATCTATAATTCGTTGCTCAAATTGCTGTTGATCTGTTAGTTGAGCCGGTGGCTCCATGTCTTCCATCATGTCAGCATATGCTTCCATTGCATTAGCTATTTGATTTCGAGCATCAAGTTCTTGCTCATCATGTAAGCCAAGAAGCTCAGGAAGATCGGTCATACCGTTTCTCATGTCTTGAGCTTCTTGACGAATTGCATTAGGGTGCTGATCATCAAGACTGTTAACATAGTCTGATGCTATATCTGAGATCTGTATGTCAGTAAGCGGCAGAACTTGTTCATCAGGCTCTTGTACAGTGTATGCTGCTTCTAGTTCATTTGCTAATTCATCTAATGCTTGACGAGTCTCATTTCGATAGTTCAATGAGTCTTGACGCAATGTGTCAATCCATCGACGTGGGTTGTCATTAATACTACCTGCTTGGTCAGTTACACTAGCAACAGTAAAGTCTACTACGTTGGCAACAGTATTGCCATAGTTTTCACGAATAATATTAGTTATACCAAACAACTGTGTGTCTAAGTCCTCAATTTGTGGTGCAGGTGCTTGAGCTATGACAGGTACAGGGTCATTAATGATCTGACTGTCATAGCCCATAGCTACGTTACGAATTGCTCTAGCAACTTCTTCGCGGTTCTCATTGTTATTCTCAAATTGATCTGCACGTCGTTCAAGCTCGGCTACAAACTCATGCGGCTGCTGACTAAATGTAAATAGATTCTGTGTTTCCACAATTGCATTAGCCATTGCTGCTGCATCATTTGTGTCTAGCTGAGTACGAGTGTCTTCACGAATGTCGTTGACCATACGATTCCAGTCAGGCATCAATTGGACTGTTTGTGTGACTGCTCTTGCACCAATAGGCGGACGATTTTCCATGGCAGCAATACGACTATCAAGATCGGCAAGTTGGTTACGAAGATCATCTAGTGCTTCTTCACCGTAGCTGCTATCTGGGTCTTCACCTTCTCTAATCTGGTCAGATAACTCATCACGAGCAGCTCTTAAGCTTTCAACTGATTCCTTAGTCACTTCTTTGCTGGCTTTCCAAAGCTGCTTAGCTTCATCGCCTGTGACAAAGCGCTTGCCCATAGTGAATGCCATTTCTTTGGCTTCTTTAACATTAACGCCAAGCTGCCTAGCCAAACTGTTTCTATGGTCAGAATACTCTAAATCGTAGACGTCTGCATGGTCAATTAAGTAGTCACCTGATGTAGGTACTAAAGAATCGGCTTGGCTATTTGCCCAATCAGCAACTGCTTGGCGATACGGTTGAATTTCTTCAGCGGTGTACTCACGACCACGGCCTGGAACCATAGGGCCTTGCACTTTGCCGTCTTGATAACCGTAGAACTCACCAATTCGGAACTTAGTTTTATCGTTATTAGACGGCTTTAAGTTTAGCGTTGCATATGGAATGCCAGTAGCTGTATCACGGAAGTCTATGATCTGTGATGAGCCACTCATAACGTCGTTTATGTAGCTTGTCATTGCACCTGATGAACCAGGCGGCACTCTATTGCCTAAATGACTTAGTACTAAAGGTTGGTATTGGCGATACTTGCCACGTGAAGGCGCGTTATCAGCGCCAAGCATTAGCGCAAATGGCGACAATGTCTTGCTAGAAGGGCTGCCACCACGACCAATACAATGGTCCATCCAATACGTAATGTCGGATAAGTCGGCCTTAACTTGATCAGACCCAAGTCCGACGCCGATACGACCCACGGTTGCAGGGCCGAATGTGCCATCTTGTGGCATAGAATCCATGCGATTCTTGGTGTGAGCCATCAGCTTTTGTTCATTAGCTTTAGCTGCTTTTGCAGTCATCTTTTCGCGTTGCATCATCATCTCAGCGCGGATTTGTACTGCCTTAGGCACGGAATAACTAGCAATGTCTTCGGCCTTAACTATGTTCTTAATGCCGGGTGCTCCGGAAACGGCAAGACGATTTTGAGTGTCTTTAGCAAGCTCTCGGAACTGAGCAGGAACACGCATTTGGAATGCAATATCCTTGTTCGTAGGAAGCATTGGAAACCGCTCTTTAAAGTACGGTTCCATGTTTGTGGCAAAGTCTGCCTCGTTAGCTATTTTGATTTGCGTGTCATTATAGTTTTCAAGAGCTTGTGCTTTAGTTAAGTTGTCAAGTTTCTTGGTTGTCTCATCTTTACGCTTAGTAGCTTGTGTGACTTCCTTACGAGCTTCTTTCCAACCTGGGATGTCTTGTGGCCGAACACCTGGGTTTGCTTCTATAAGCTCATTCTCTCTGTCTTGGAGAATCTGAATAACCGTATTGTTTTCACCTAGCAAGTTTCTTGTTTGGTCAATCTCACGCTCATAGGTGCCTTCTGTTGGCATACCTGCTCTTGCACGTAAGTCTCTGGCTTCATCAGCCAATCGTTGATTGCCCACAATTTGGTTTAGCTTTTCTTCATCTAATCCTGTTCGCCCTGTCTCGGCAACAACCTTTAGTGCTGGGTCATTAGGTGTACCAAGATGTTCAACCAAGTAGTTTTGTAGGTTGTTCATTACCCAATCATCAGCGGCTTTCTTGCCTTTGAACTCAGCACTAGGCGGAATGATTAACACATCGCGAAGGAACTCAAATGGGTTCGGAATATCTGGGTCAGACATTGCCATGTGGAAAGCTTTTTCATTGTGTATCTTAGCTTCAGGAAGCTGAGCAAACGCTTCAAGGTGCTTTTTGTACCAGTCATTTGCTTTATTGCCATACTTTGCATGAATTGCACGGCTATAGTCCGACATCTCAGTGGTAGGGAATTCTTGAGCTATGATAGGTCGAATAAATTCACGGAACATGTCCTTAGCTGACTTATTAAAGTCACCTGGAATGTAGTTCGTATATTGATCAAGATGCTGATATGATTTTTGATCCTCTGTTCGAGGCCCTTGTTGGTCAACAATGTCAACCAAGTCTTCCGATAATCTTGCATCGCCTGTGATTGCATATGCTGGGTTCAAAGGCGTTGGTACTTCACGAATAACTTGACTACCGGACTTGTTAGGCCGAACCGCGTACATCGCTGTATCAGGCATCATGTTACCAAAGACTTCGACCGACCCAGACATAGGGCTTGCATACTCGGATCTACGTGCTTGGTTCCTTGACATGACATCACCAATGTCGTCGGCTGCTCTTTGTAGATTGCCACCATATGTGTTGCCACCAAGTGCTGACTCTCTTTGAAGTCCAGCTCGTGCATTCCGGAAATCTTCAGGAATAGCTCTAATTTCACGAGCACGCTCTATGTTCTGCTTGGCAAGTACTCGAGCATCGTTAGCCGACATGTTGCCTAATCCAGAGATCCAGGTCTCAGGCATAGGGCCAAAGCCCATGTGCGAACCGGTAATTACCTGTGGCGCCACGGCCAAAGCTTCATTGATCGCATTGGCATAAGACGATGTTGGTCGACCAAAATTGGCAATTGCCCTTGAAGCTTCAGGTTGACCCATACCTTTGGCAAGTTCAGCTGGGAATGCGGTTGCGATCTGTAAAGCTGCTTGAGGAATAGCGCTCATACCAAGACGGTCGGCTACTGCTTGAGGTAAGTTGGTTGCCGTGCTGACAGGCGGTTTAGGCTCAGGAGGAGGAGTACGTACTAAAGTTTTTAACACTTCCTCAGGTAGCATCGGCACATCAGAGCCGCCAGGTCTTAAAGGCATGCTTCCGGCTTTAGCGTATTCGTAGCCAGATGGCGGTGCTTTTTGTCCTGAATGAGCCAATGCATAGCGCATTTCGTCCAAGGTCAAAGTATCAGCAGGAATGTAATTGCCTAGCTCATCATAGGGCATGGAAGGGCTCTCCGTTCTTTAAGCGATTATACTGTCAAACGGCATACGGGTTTACATATTTTGGCTTAGTCTCATCGACATACATGTCATTGTCATTCGGTATGTAGTCCACAGTTAGGAAGCCCATGTCACGAAGAATACGTAGTGCTTGGCTGGTTGTGTCAACCAAGTCGTCATGCCGAACCTCAGGGAACGCGCATATCTGATTTAGAAGCGGTTCAACCCAGTCTCTTGGTGCACCTTTTTTGACCGTAGACTCAGGTATGTAGACCAAGCCCTTGGCTATGATAGGACTAACGATGTTAAGCCGTTGCGTCTTGTCGGCCATTCCAGGATTGTAAGCACGGACAGGCAAGCCAGCACGCTGTAGGTCTTGAATCAGGGAAATACCGGCCGACTTGTCCTCGATCAGCACCAGATCGACCTTCTTACCATGGCCCCATTCGTCCTCATCGCCATAGATCGAGGCATACTCTTCCACGACTCTTGGTCGTAGCTCTGGGTATTGCATGTGCTCAGTCCAGCAGTCGATCAGCATCACGGACATTGGCTTGTCATCGCTTGGCTTAAAGACACCCCAAACAGAGCATGCGGTTGGATCGTTGATTGTCTTGTCGGACGTAGCACAGTCATACGATTGCACCACGTACTGGAACTGTGGCAACGGTTTGTCGTTGTTCCAAAGCCTAAACCAGTTTCGCTTAATGATGCCAGACTCTTCAGGGTCAATGATCTCGGCGTAAATCTCTTGGCGGCCGATGGATGTGCCTTCATACTGAAGAATCTGTTTCTGGAACGTAGGCGCCAAGTTCATGATGTTGTCATACGTAGTGGCCGTTGTATAAGCCACGTCATCGCCATCTCGGCCAATCAGCTCTAAGACTCGTGGCTTTGGCTTTGGCGTCGACGTACAGATCAGCCGAGGGTGTTGACCAAGACGCATGCCGAACTGAATCATGTCCCATGCCTCGTCAAGGTACATCCAAGCGGCAAGCTCGTCAAGCCAGCCGCCGTGAAACTGAGGACCACGAAAACGTTCTGGTTCAGACGCTGCAATGCCTTTGATTAGAGATCCGTTGATTAGCTCCAGCTCAGTCACGGACTTAGAATAGTTCTTGATGAGACTAGTTGGCATCACGTTAAGCAGCCCCGAGTCACCTTCAAAGCAAACGTCTCGTAAGTCACCGAATGTCGGCGCTGAGACGAGTAGACGAATCGGTGTCTTAGAGTTCCATGCTTCCCACCAAGCCCATTCAGCGGCACAACGTGTCTTACCGGCACCACGGCCTGCCAACAGAAGCCATATGTCCCACCAGTCGCCACTTGGCGGTAGCTGATGATTGTTGGCTATGTGTAGCCAGATGGCACGTGCTTTAAACGCCGCTTGGTATTCCGGCGGTAAGTGGTTGATTTGCTTATTATTTTTTAGCTTTTCAGCGAATTCTAGTGCTGTGTCACTCTTTATCGGCATCGTCTTGTCTAGTAGCTAGCAAATCATTCAATAAGCCTTGTGAAAAGTCATGAACCACATCGACCTGTATTGCGCCATTGTCCTTGCCAACAACTTCCATCTTAGAATTATCGCGCCACTTTTGTGGAAACCGAGCAGCCATTGATCTGCCCCAGACCGCCGAATTAAGTTTGGATCCTCCAGGAGCCTCTACGATGTAGCGTAAGCCTAGATCTTCCCAGTAATCCTGCTCTAAGGTCTTGGCATTGCTCAAGGCCTCTAAAAATTCTGGATGAGTTTCAGCCCATATGTTGAGTGTATTCCAGCTTACGTTTAAGTTTGCCGCAATCGACTCACGGCTCTTGCCCTGCCGTCCGAGCTCTATCGCGATCTCACAGTACGCTGGATCATATTTCGTAGGTCTACCAATTTTCTTTTCTGCTGTCATGATGCAATTCTACACACTTTCTGATCTCTCGGTTACAAAAACGGTTACAAAATGCTGCAGACTCTTTTATACGATATACATATACATATTTTAATTTTAAATAGAATAATGTAACCTTTGTAACTCAGATACTTCGTAGCTAAGCTCAGTATACTCCGCAACCCCGTTACAAATAGGTTACAAATACGGTTACAAGTTACAAAAACAACCACTTTATCCAAGGCTGAGCCTCTTATTCACCATGTCTTTGGTCGCTAAAATCACATCATGCAATTTTGTAACTTTACTTTTGTAACTTCCACTCTTTGTTACATACACATGAAATCTAGTAGCAACACCGTCTATCTTAACTACTGCTGACATGTCAACCTCACCTATTTTGCTAAATGCATAGACCAAAGCTTTGGCTTTTACGTTCTTTAGACCGCTTAGAGCTTCTGCTAATATCTCTATCTGGTTAGGCCGAAATGCTGCAATGCCTTGCATTTCATGCTCGATAATCTCATATAGCTCATCAGCAAAGTCTTCAATACTGGTTTGGCTCATCTTAACTGCTTCGTCCTTGTGTGCCGATGTTGGTGCGGCTGCTGTTGGACTATAGTCTTCTAGATTTCTACACATGTACCAGTTTAGAACTTTAGAATAACCGTGTTCATGCTTAGCCCAGTGTTCTAGAGTTTTGTATCGCATAGATCCTTCTTCGCGTGTCAGCGTTTTAGGCATGTAAATAGCATCGCGACGGCTATTTTTGCTCATTTTGGTTACATATGAAGCATTGGTGGTCAGAATTAGATTAATGTAATTCCTAGTCGTGTACTTCAGGCCGTACTTTTTATCAATGTTAATAAAGTCGGATGTGACTAGGTGTTTGAGTGTCTTCTGGTGGTCGTCACGGTCACTGCTAGGTTCGTTAACCACTACCAGTAGTTTGCCACTTAATACATCATTCTTTTCTTTAAAGATTTCATCAGGGCCACAAATGCCTGCAGGCCAGTTAAGGCCGATGCCCATCATAGTAGCTATAAACTCAGCCAAAGCTGATTTACCTACACCTTCTAAACTAGATGCAAAGATAATGGATGTAAAGTTCTTTTTCCAAGGTTGTTGAACTATCTGTGCTACCCAGTTGTGAAAGAAATCCTCAAACTCTGGTAGGTCGCGAAAAAAGTACTTACAAAAGTCTAAGTAAGCCTGCACATCACCGTCCATAGGTGCATAGCGCCAATCTTTAAGTAGATTGTATGCACCATCTGGTGTGATGGTATAACCTTGGTACTCAGGGTATACATCAATAGCTTTTAGGTTTAGCTTCTTTGGCCAAGCTTTATACTCATCCAACAAGTCTGTATTCTTAACTTGACCTTGTGCATTGGTAAATTGATAGCGCAAATGGCCGGCATCGATCTTAGCTTTACTGTATGCAAACCCATGGCCATCATGTAAGCGAATCACATCACCATTAAAGAATGCATATTGTGTTCTAAATTCGTAGAGTAGCGTTTTAAGATCGGCTATTCCCATGACACTTAATTGCTCAGCATTTAGTAACACTTCACCTAATGTTTTGCCGTCATTCAGGTGGTCATCAATAGCGTATTTATCGTATTGAGCATTAGCATATTTACCGATGCGGCATAGATGCACATCAGCGCCTAGTCCTCTCAGTGTCTTGGCTAATTGTGCTTCTGCTATAGCAACTTGTTCATTAGGCTCGCCATTATCTTCTTTACCGTCATAGTCAAATAGAACGTAGACTTGGCGGTTAACTGTTTCGTAACCGGTAGTCTTTTTCCACATGATCTCCATCAGGTCTTTATGCAATGGCGTTTCATTGGCCTTATCACCCCAACTAGTAACGCCTGCTAAGCCAATCACAGCATGGTTCAGGCCTTCATTAGACACTGCTTTTACGATAGCCCAGCTTTTAAACTCACCTTCTGTAATAATCAGCGGTAATCTAACATCTTTAATGTATGACTGCCAATTGATGGTTGGCGGAAAATAGATGTGAGCGCCACTAGACCTACGCTGGCTATACTTCATCTTAGTTTTTGGCATTAAAAGCCGAATACGAGTAAAGCCAGTAGCTTGCCCTTGCAAATCAAAATACGGTATCTTGATTGCCCAGTCTTTAGTGTGTCCGATCAGAGCTTGTGTTTGCTCTGGATTCAGTAACTCTAAGCCTAAGATTTTTGCATCTTCATCAGTGATTTTTCTGTTTTTAAGATCATTGTAGTATAATTGTTCTGGTTGTGTTGTATGGGATGCAAACCCTGATGACATTTCCATTTCCTTTACGTGAAACACCTTGAATCCCCGAACTAACGTTCGGGGATTTTTTTATTTAGTGCCGCCACTACATAAGTGACGGCAGGAAGAACATCATATCATGCAAAGCAAAGATCATTGGCTAAATCAGTTGCGAGCTCTTTCGTTTTAATGCCGTCACCAAACCAAGCACGGTCGATACGAACATCATTAGAACGACCACGGTGATGGTCAACAAACTCAGTAACTGCATTGATTAAGCCCCATGCTGTTCCATTAGCCGATTTTAAATCACTGCCTTTGCCACCGCCAGCAAATAGTTCCATGAGGTACTTGGATGTACGATCTGATACTCTTTCCTCGCCTTCTGTGGTTGTGTATGAGGCAACCTTATCAAAGTAGGCCTGTGCCTGTACCAGATCGACCTTGGTCTTGGACCAAACGTTTACATTGTAAAGGAAAGAATCCCAGCTGTTGGCGGCTAGGCCTAGTTGTGCCTTAACTTTGGCTTCATCGAATGAGGTGCGGTGGTTAATACGAACCACTGCTTTGGCAGTACCGTTATCAGCCTCGGACACTGCAAAGCCAAGTGTGTTGTTGCACACTACGCGGATTGAGGTAAACATAGCTGTAGTAGCCATTGAGCCATCACATGCTGAGCCTAGCAGGAGGTAGCCTTTGATCTGGTCATCAAGAATTTTGGCTTCTTTGCCAATGGATGCCAATGCCCAGTACTTTTTACCGCCTTTAAGAACACCGGCTGTTTCTAAGCTAAAGCCGGCACCAGCCGTAAGGTCACGGTAAAACTCTAGTACTTCTTTAGGTTGAACTACCTGATACTTATTAGAAACCACTGCAAGTGGAACCTTGGTGTCTGAGCGGTATAGAACATTATGACCGTCAAAGGTCATTGGGTCACCGACCGCTTCAGGGCTTTCGAACTGTACTGGGCTGGTATAAATAGAGAAATTCATACCGGCTGCTTTACGCCATTGCTCGATTGTGGCGCCTGCCTTAAGTTGTTGACCAAGGCCATGCCATGGGGTTTCCCCCACGTATGCCATGTTAGCTTGTCCGTTTGACATATCGATTTCGTGTGCCATGATTAGTTGCCTTTCCGTGCTGTTACGCGAACTGTTGGGTAAGTGGTTGTTTTTGTGTGTGATCTGATAAACTGAGGTGAGAGCTTAGCTCTAACTGCTTCCATGTCCAATGTGTCACGGGTTGTTGAGGATACTGTTACATCAAACATCTGACCGCTGTATGAACCGAAGCCTTGAGCGATGATCTGCTCTTTAATAGCTTTTTCTTGGTCCTGAAGGTGAGCAATTTCGGCTTTAATAAAACCGAGTTGATCATAGAGGGTAATATCTGTAAGGCTTTGAAGTTGAGTTTTTAGCATTTTAGTTTCCTTTAAGTTATATGGCCGAAGCCATAAGAAGCACTGTATCATGAAACTGTTTACTTTTCTCATTTATCGAACAAAATGTTTACTTTTGTCATATAGTGAAATATCTTATAAATTTATAAAATAATGTAAATATACTAAAAACTTATGGTACTATGCTCTTGTAGTAGCTTTTCTTAACTTCTAAAGGACTTAACTATCATGAACAAAATCATTTATAACCTCACACAAAAACGCGTATTTGGCCAAAAGTATTTCCCTTGCTATTTTATAGCTGATGTATGTATTTATTCCGCAATCGTTTGGTTTGTTTCTTGCTTATTCTAAGGAGTCTATTATGAAAATGGCATATTGCGACTATATAACTCATGTTATAAAACAGGGTTTGTCAATGTTAGATAAAGAAAAGATGATCCTAGCAATCGGTGTTACTACATACGACACCGACACAAATGGTTCTCTTGTATCATCTAAGAAAACATTTAAAATAAAAGACTTACAAGGCAAAACATATAACATCACAGTAGAGGAAGATCATGCATAAGCACGACGGCAAAGTATTGGAATCATATGAAAATTTATCAGTTCGTTACTTAAACGAAGACGCTTGGTACTGGCACACCGAAGAAGAAAACAAAGAAGGCTATGGTGTTTTTGAAAATGATGAACTAGTCTTCAGTAGCACTGACGAAGATGAAGCTCGTCTTCATTATGAACTTGAGCTATATGGCTATTCACAATATTCACAAGATAAGCCGCCTAAATTATTGTTTACTAAAAAAGGAAGGTTACCAGGATGGGACCAGTAAAAGAACTCACCGGCATTCAGTTTATAGCCGCAACTGCACTTGGTGTGGTTGCGGTGTATTTGTTTATAGTTTTATTTTTATCTTTTTAAAGGTTTGTATGACATCACCAATACATTGGCATCGTAAACGAAAACAGCATGATATGCATTATGCTGCTGAAATACTTTTAGACATGGTCATGGATGAAGGTGTTATGACAGTTACTAATGTCATGCTTAGAGGCACAACAGAAGGCGTTCAAAACAGTGCATCTATTTACACGCAACTAAAATGGCTTAGAGATAATGGGTTCATTAAAGTTACGCAAGAAGCAGAAGATAATAGAGTTAAAAACTGTTCTGTTACAACTAAAGGTATGAAATACTTGGGGCTTATATAACATGCAAAAATGGGAACAGCACTTTGAAGATTGGAATAAGCTTTTAAAGACTGCTAATGCAGAAGACTTACTTCAAGAACCTAAAGCGGTATGGGATGAAGCTTGGCGCCATGTAGCAATGGTTGCTATTGGTATTGTTGAAAGTAAGCAACCACACGGTAATTTAGAAGAAACTGTAATTGCTCTTAAAAAGGAATTGCTATGACTAAAAAGAATAAAACATTTGTTAGTTGGACTGAAATTAATGAGCTTTTAGATGTTATACAAAAGCAAATTAAAGATTCAGGCGAAAAGTTTGAAATGATTGCAGGTGTTACAAGAGGCGGTCTTATTCCTGCTGTAATGTTATCACATCGGCTTGAACTACCTATGATGGCTATCACTAAAGAAGATGCTATATTGCCTATTTCATTAGCTGAGAAAACACTGATTATAGACGAGATCTATGACACCGGTAAAACAATGCAAGACTTAAAACAAGTTAACCCTATGACTCAGTTTGCTGTGTTGTATCACAATGTTGGATTAGATCAATTAGATTTTTACGGTAAGAAAATGCGCTTAGACAATTGGTTGGTGTTTCCATGGGAATAATTAGAACGCGGTATGCTAAAACACGTATGGCATCAATGCGTCGTCAACACAAAACAGTCATTAAGATTTTTAACTATTATCATGCATTTAAGCTTCGTTTAAAGTATGGTCGTCGTAAAACAATTCATTGGTGGAGAAAAAATGTTTAATTTTATAATTGGAATGGTTGTTGGCTTTTGCATAACAACATATGGCATCACAGGTGTAGCTGAAGCAGTTGATATTGCTTTTGCTAAAGTAAAACAAGTTCAAATCACAACAGGAAAATAAAATGAAGCTTAAAGAACTAGTAATATTCGGCGGTCTTGCAAGTAAAGCTGAAGCAATGGCACATAGTCGCATCATACCGGAAGATACTGTATTGGTGTCAGTAGTTAGCCCAACAGGCTTGCCTGTTACACCACTATGCTTTGTACCGATTGGCAAATCATTGCTAAAAGAAATACAAGACGTACTTGATGCAGAAGATATAGACTTTGAGCCATTACAAGTAAAGCCACGTGATATTTCGCCTCTTGATGTTGTACAAGCTACTGATCTTGAAAGCCCTGAACCTGAGCCTATTGAAATAATTACATTGGCTCCATCAGATCCTGTGCCTGTCCCACAAGAATCTACATCTATGCCTGATGTAATTGAGACACAAAAGCCTATTAAAAAGAAGAAGGAGAAGCTAAATGGCGGAGATGAATGATTTCCAAAAGCAGTTCTTTGCTAAAGGTACACAAGCTACATTATTTACGCAAAAAGAGTTTGATGATGCTCTTGAAGAAGCTAAAACTGAGATTATGGCATTTGCTATTGACACAGTAAAGCAAGCAGTGCTAATGGAGCGTGAAGCATGTGCTAAACTGGTTGAAGAATACACGGACTGGCTAAAAGATGACTTTGATGTTTGCAAAGATTTAGTCGAAAAGATTCTTAACCGCATTCCAAGTCAAAGGCAATAACATGTTTGAAGTTAATTTACTTACTGTGTTGTTTCTATGCTTTATGCTTGGCGTATTTACAACGCCATTATTTATTATGTCATACATTATGTATCAGATATGGCGAGGTGAAAAGAAATGAATGCAAATGAAATAGCAGAAGAACTAGAGTCTATTCATTGGCTACAAGACGGTGCAAAAGCTAAGCCGTTCCAACACTATGCCAACTTTATACGCCAGCAACAAGCTGAAATAGAGGCGTTGAAAACTGAGTTAAGGCTAATTGATGAATTAGTAACTGGAAAGGCACAAGAGAAATGACTACTTTTACAACTGAAGACCGCATAGATGCACAACGCGTCTCATTGACTGATCAAGCAATGTTTGATAAAGTTCGTGAATTTAGAACCAAACTAAACTTACCTGTAAACCACAAGTCTCAGCTTTTAGAACCTCAGGACATTAGTTTTTATGCCAGGTTTCTTATGGAAGAACTATCCGAGCTATTAAAAGCGCATGAAGACGGTGATCTGGTGGCGGCAGCTGATGCATTAGCAGACTTATCTTATGTGGCCATGGGGTGTGCTCATCATATGGGATTACCGTTACCTAAGATCCTTGAAATCGTACACATGGCGAACATGCAGAAGGTTCCTGGTACCACTCGTAGAGGTCATAAGCAAGATGCTCAGAAGCCAGAAGGCTGGACAGGCCCTGAAGACCACATCGCTTTATTGCTTTTAAACACTACAAGATAATGTTTACTTTGTCAGAACATGTGTATAATAAATATGTTTACTTCACTTCTTAAATACTAAAAGGCTAAACTTATGAATATCTTCTTCTTACATTCCAATGCCAAAATGGCTGCTATATTCCATTGCGATAAGCATGTAGTCAAAATGATTATAGAGTCAGCACAGTTATTAGCAACTGCACATCATGAACACGGTCATCCAGTTTCATATAAGCCTACACATAAAAATCATCCGTCTGCTATCTGGACACGATCATCTAAGCTGCATTACAACTATGTTTATGACCTAGCTATTGCTTTATGTAAAGAATACACAAAGCGCTATGGCAAAACTCATGCATGCGAAGCTATTCTAAAAAACGAGTTAAGCACTGCACCAGATACGCTTACATTTGGCGGCTGGACTAACCCACCACAATGCATGCCAGATGAATGTAAAGCTGATGATACTGTACAAGCATACCGTCAATATTATCGCCATAAGAAAAACATTATGTCTATGAAATGGAATAGAGATAATGCTTATGCACCTGATTGGATGCTAAATGCATAACGAACTTAAATGGAATAAGCGCTATCTTGACATGGCTAAGGTTGTGGCATCATGGTCAAAAGACCCATCAACTCAATGTGGCGCAGTGATTGTAAATGCAGACAATGAAATTGTTAGTGTAGGCTTTAACGGCTTTCCTAAAGGCGTTGCAGATACAGAGTCACGCTTAAACAACCGTGAACTAAAGTATGCAATCACTTTACATGCTGAGCGTAATGCAATTTTATTTGCTAAGCAATCATTAAAAGATTGCACACTTTATACGTTTCCTATGCAATGCTGTTCTGAATGTGCAGCCATGGCTATACAAGCAGGCATTAAGCGCCATGTGTCATTGTCATATCAACCAGAACGTTGGCAAAAGTCGTTTGAATTAGCCAATGAAATGTTTAAAGAAGCACAAGTCAAAACTAACTACTACTCTTTAACGGACTTACTATGAATCTTACTGAACTAATTAATAAACTTGTTGATGTTAAACGTCAACGCACTGAACTATCAGCTAAAGACAGTGATTTATCTAAAGAAGCTGCAAGACTTGAAGCCGATATTATGCATGCTATGTCCGAGGTAGGTACTACCAAAGCAGCTACAGAAGACGGTCATTCAGTTGCAATGAATAAAAAGACGCACCCTATTATTACTGATTGGGATGCATTTTATAAGTATATAGCAGAAACAAGAAGCTTTGATTTGCTACACAAAAGACTTAGCTCAACCGCTTTTAAAGACCGGTTAAGCTCAGGAGAGGGAATCCCAGGCACCTCAACATCAGAAGTCTGGGAATTATCTGTACGTGCATCACGCAACTAAGAAGGAATTACGCAAATGAGCAAAACTAGTCCGGCAACACAGAATGCCAAACCAGCAGCAGAATTAACTGTATTTGAAGACCAATTACAAAAGCTAGCAAGCCAAAGTATGTTGGCAGAGCGTAGTACAGCAGGCACAGTATTTTTAAGTGCTAAAGGTGGAACATTGACATACCGTGATGAGCCTATTGCAGGCAATTCATTAGATGTTGTGATCATTGCATCACCTGTAGAGCGCTTGTACTATACACAACGCTATGATCCAACCAACCCGTCTCCTCCTGTATGCTATGCAGTTGGTCCTACATTGACAGGTCTTAAACCTAATCCTACATCACCAGAGCCACAATCAGAAATGTGTGCTAACTGCCCTAAAGACCAATGGGGTAGTGCGGCCAACGGTGGTAAAGGTAAAGCTTGTGCTGAAAAGCGCAGGTTACTAATTACAACGGCTGACTCAATTGGTTCGGTTGAGGCTGTAAAGATGGCAGAAGTTGCAGCATTACGCACTCCTGTCACCAGTGTTCGTGGTTTTGCAACCTACTTGCAAACCGTAGCATCAGCTACAAAGCGGCCATTGTCAGCGGTTGTAACCAATATCTCTATTGTTCCTGATCCAAAAACTCAGTTTAAACTGCAATTTAAGTTTGTAAGAACTATTGATGATCTAGCTATTGTGCAGGCATTAATTGCACGTGGTGAAGAGGAAATGGGAAATGCTGTAGCTACTGCAGGTGTTGAAGACACTGACATACCTGATGTTGCTCCAACTGTTGAAGCATCAAAAAAATACTAACATAGGTTTGACGGGGGAAAGCATCACGGAGCGAGTACCCCACCTACATAAAGGAAATGGTATGAAAAAAATAATAATTTTAAGTAGTCTTGCATTAGCTGCATGTAGTTCAACACCACCACCTAACATTCCAATGAACATTACAGCACCTGCTGTACAGCTTCGGTATGAAGCACAAGTTCAGCAAATGAGTCGACAAGAAGTTATATCAGCTACACTTGATTGTGAAAGTGCTGGCATGAGAGCTTCTCCGGTAATGTCCAAGCGTAATGTGTCAGGCATGTTGTCCGACATTATTATCGATGTTCAATGTATTCCTAGACACAGGTTATGGTAATGACAGATCCTATCTTTTTAGACTTTGAAACAGAAGCAATTGGTCCACGGCCTAAGGAATACCCCCCTAAGCCGGTTGGACTGGCGGTCCTTGATAAAACAGGCCAGTTCGAAACTAAGTATTGGGCATTTGGTCATGACCATAACAATAACTGTACATATGAGACTGTACACAGACTGATACAACGTATATGGGAATCAGGCAGAAGTATATGCTTTCATAATGCCATGTTTGATATGGCAGTGATTATAGAACGGTTTGGTATGCTATTTCCACAACCTGAAAGAGTACATGATACTCTTGTATTGGCCTTTCTGCATGATCCATATGTTCGTAGCTTGTCCCTGAAAGAACTATGTGTTGAGTGGTTAGGAATACAACCAGAAGAACGTGATGAACTCTTTGAATGGCTGGTGGCCAATGTGCCGGCCGTGGCTAAAAAGCCTAAGTCTGCAGGTGCTTTCATTGCACGTGGTCCTGCTGATCTGGTAGGTAAGTACGCCTTAGCTGACGTAACTTTAACAGCCAAACTGTTTGACCATACATTGGAAGTCCGTGAGGATATGCCAGAAGCATACCTTCGTGAAATAGAGCTTATGCCAGTTTTATTGGAAAACTCTATGCTAGGTGTCCGAGTTGATAGGGATGGATTACAGGCATGTCTAGACAAGGCTAATGCAGATATTTTGCAATGCCATAAGTGGCTGGATAAATACTTTAATGTCAATGATATTAACTATAATTCTGGTGCTCAACTTGTTCAAATCATTAAAGATAAAGGTTGTTATGATAAGACAAAAGAATGGCCAACTAGTGCTAAAGGCACAGCTCTATCAGATAAAGATACACTTGCAGATCTAGTAACTGATCTGGATTTAGCATCTGTCTTAAGGCATCGTGATGTGCTTGTTAAGTTAACTGGCACATATGTAGAGCCGTGGTTAGAACAGTCTGAAGGCACTGGCCGAATCTATACAGAGTGGAACACGGTTAGAGGTGAAGTTGGTGGTACTAGAACAGGCCGTCTATCGGCTAAGCCTACACTTCAGACCATGCCTACACGAGGCCCAAAGACTCCTCTGCCCTCTGAAATTCATGATCTAATTATACCTAAAGTCAGGTCATTTATCTTACCTGATGAAGGCCATAAGATGGTAGCATGCGATTTCCAAGCTCAAGAGCTACGGTTATTTGCACACTTTGAGGACGGTAAGTTAGCTGAGCAATACAGACAAGACCCAATGGCTGATTTACACACCTTTGCTGCCAATCTGATGTCGGAAAAAGCAGGCAGACTTGTTATTCGTGACTATGCCAAGACACTATCATTTGGTATTTTGTATGGCGCTGGACCTAAGAAGATTAGTGAAATGCTTAAGATCACATATACAGAAGCTAAGCAATTGGTTGATTTGTATAAGACTGAGGTAGCATCTGGCCTAGTAAAGATTAATGATGACTTAAATAAACGATACAAGCTAAGAACGCCATTTTCTACTATTGGTGGTAGATTAGTCAAAGGTGAACCGCCTAAGCTAATTAATGGCAAGATGATGGAATTTGGCTTTAAGTCATTAAATACGCTGATCCAAGGGTCAGGCGCTGATATGGCTAAGCAGGCTATGATCGACTATTATAGAATAGCAGAGAACAGTCGATTATTGCTGTCTTTACATGATGAACTAATCATTACTGTTCAAGAAGATGTAGTAGAACGTGAAGCTAAGAAGTTGGAGCATTGTATGGTTCATGCATTTACACTTGATGTACCGCTTATAGCAGAAGCTAAAGTCGGAAACAATTTTTCGGAGGTTAAATGACGTATTCTTATTCGGCAATAAAGACTTATGAGCAGTGCCCACTGAAGTATAAGCTTGGCCGAATAGATAAAATCCCTGAGCCATCTGGAGAAGCAGCTAATCGTGGTAAGCAATTACATTCAGAGATTGAAACAGTTCTTAAAGGCGGATTAAATCTTTTATCTAAAGAGATTCAGTACTTATCAGACAAACTAGATAACTGGATTAAAGTAAACGCACAGTCTGAAATGGAATTTGCAGTTACTGATAAATGGGAACCTGTACCGTTTGATGACAAATCTGCTATGTTTCGTGGCATTATCGACTTATTTATTAAAGATGAGCCTACCAAAGCCACTGTATTAGACTTTAAATCAGGTAAGCATCGTGACTATACAGACCAAGTTTCAGTTTATTCTACAGTAATTTTGTCAACAATGCCTGAAATTGAAGAGGTTGAAAATGTTATTGAGTTCATTGATCTTGCTAAAACTGATAAGTATAAAACACTTACCAGAAAAGAGCTACCTGTCTTACAAATACAGCTTAAAAACAGAATTAGTACAATCGAAAAAGATAAAGTGTTTGCCCCCAATCCTTCCATGCTATGCAAATGGTGCCACTACCGCAAATCAAACGGTGGCCCATGCAAGTGGTAAAAAAAGTTCTGGAGAGAGATCTTGAAAGGCACTTTAGTAAAGAAGCTAAAAGGCTTAAGCTCAATGCAGTTAAGTTACATTTGCGTTTCAGTACAGGTTGGCCTGACCGTGTTGTTATTTTGCTTGGTAAAGTTTTATGGGTGGAACTTAAGACGCTAACAGGCATTGTGTCTGAACGTCAAAAACTAATACATGAAATGCTTAGATCACTTAATCATACAGTCTTAATACTAAGAACAAAAGAGGAAATTACGAATGCTCTGGAATCCGCATCAGTATCAGCAAAACGCGGTTAAGTTCTTAGTTGAGAATGGATCAGGTCAGTTATGGCTTGACCCAGGGCTTGGCAAAACCTCTATTACATTAGAAGCCATTAAGATTCTAAAAGCAGCAAATGCCATTAGTAAAGTATTAATTCTTGCACCATTACGACCATGCTATGCTGTTTGGCCTGAAGAGATTCAGAAATGGGATAACTTTAATGATATGACAATCAGCGTATTACACGGTTCTACAAAAGATAAAAAGCTGCATGACAATTCATTAATTCATGTTATTAATTTTGAAGGATTGCAATGGTTGTCCACAACTCTTAGACGTTTAGGCATCAAAATGCCATATGACATGCTTGTTGTTGATGAGATTAGTTATTTAAAAAATACACGAACTCAAAGATTTAAAGCATTGTCACCAATGCTTGATCAGTTTAAAAGGCGGTTCGGCTTAACAGGATCGCCTGCACCAAATAGTCTAATGGATATATTTGGGCCGCAATTAGTTATTGATAGAGGGGCTACATTTGGAAAGTACATTACTCATTTTAGAACTAACTACTTCTATCCGACTGGTTACGGTGGTTATACATGGCAAATACAAGCCGGAGCAGAAGAAAAAATTCATGAAGCATTGGCACACAAAGTTCTTCGGATGTCAGCTCAGGATTACTTGGATCTCCCAGAACTAATCTACAATCGTGTATATGTGCATTTGCCTGAAAAAGCAATGAAGTTTTACAAAGACTTAGAAGATAAGTTATTGATAGACATCGAGAATGGTCAAGTTACTGCTATGAATGCAGCAGTTGCTGTCGGTAAATGCCAACAAATTGCTAATGGCGCTATTTATTTAGACGGTGAAGAAAGAGTCACACAAGAAATACATGATGAAAAGCTAACCGCAGTAGCGGATATTGTAGAGGAATTGTCAGGTCAACCATGCATCATCGGTTATCATTTTAAGCATGACTTGGAAAGACTACAAAAGCTTTTTCCTGATGCCCCTGTGATTGGTTCTGGTGTGTCTGGTGACAAGATGACAGGTATTATTAATAGATGGAACATGGGATACACTCCTGTATTACTAGCTCATCCACAGTCAGCAGGCCACGGTCTTAATTTGCAAGGCGCTGGTCATGCTGTTATTTGGTTTAGTAATACATGGTCATTAGAAATCTTTGAGCAGTTTATTCGAAGATTGTGGAGACAAGGACAAAGAAATAATATTGTTGTGCATCAAATCATTGCCAAGAAGACGATTGATGAAGCAATTGTTGCTGCTATTAATTCCAAAGATAAGACTCAGCAGTCACTAATGCTAGCAATAAAAGAATACGCAAATAAGTAAATGTAATGTTTACTTGTGTATAATGTAGTTGTTTACTTAACTAAAGGAGAAGGAAATGTTTATAACTAAAGAAGAAAAAGACTTAATTAAGCTTAGACTTGACACATTAGACGATTCAGTTGATGATCTTACATTTAAGCTTAGCGCTATTGAAAGTGTACTAAATAAGATTCTTAAGCATTTAGAGCCGCCAGCCAAGAAACGTGGCAGACCACTAGGCTCAACGAATAAAAAGGTGGTGAAAAAATGATGATCGGTAAGAATCCGTATGTTTATTTAGCCGGTCCTTTTTTTAACCCTCAACAACTTAAACAAATAGAAGAGACCAAGTGTATATTAGAACACCGCGGTCTTAAATACTTTAGCCCAAAAGATGAATGCTTATTTAAACCCGGTGTCACAACTCCTGAAGGTATTCTTACTGAGAATATTGCAGCTCTTAATTGCACTAATTTATTGGTGTGTATCACTGATGGAAAAGACCCTGGAACGTTCTTTGAGGCCGGCTGGTGTTATGCTATGGGTATTCCTATTGTGTATATTTGGCTAACCGGAGAGCCTGGTCAGAAGTTTAACCTTGTATTGGCCGCATCAGGATCAGTTGTGAGATCATATCATGAACTTGATAAAGCTTTGTATGAGATTCGTGAAACAGGTGTGTTTAACCGCCGTAATTGGGGGTCAGAGGAGATGCACTATGAATAATGAAGACATGGATTTCTTTATGCGTAGCTATTCATTGGAGCATACTAAGCGTTACAGTATGAAACCAGTTGTGCATCAAGAATCTGTTGCCACGCATAGCTTCTTTGTGGCGCTAGGCGTTTTAATGATGTCCAAAGACTATACTTTTGATGTCAATACAGCGGTTAAGATTGCCATATGCCATGACTTGGCTGAAATGGAGATCTCGGATGTAAACCATCTGGTTAAAAAGAACTATCCAGCTGTAGCAGCTGCTTTATTAGAAGCTGAAAAAGAGATTGATAAAGGCTTTCCTATACAAGTAAAAGATTACTGCCGTATGTATCATGATGAGTCGCCTGAAGCACTAATAGTTCACTATGCTGATGCACTTCAATGCCTACAATATTCTTCTAATGAAATCGGTCTAGGAAATTCTGGTTATATGGTGGATGTTTATAAAAACACCACAAAAAGAATGGAAAAGATGGAAGAGAAACTGCAACCTTATAAGGTGACAAAATGACTACAACTGATGAAGTACTAGAAGAGCGCGGCAATATATATGGCAATTTCTATGAAGGTATTGAGCTTGAGGCTAACTTACTTGAAGCTATTAAGGATAGACACCTAAAGCAACATGGTGAGCCTATGCATCCGATTCATGCCACATACATCTCTAAGATTGTTATGAAGTTATCAAGACTTGCTGTAAGTCCTGATCACATCGATAGCTGGACCGATATTGCCGGATATGCAAGACTCGTTGAACTACGACTAAAGGAAATTAATAATGCCTAAGAAACATAAATCAGAGATTAAGAATCTCCAGCCAATGCACACAAAGCTTAAGTTTGGGCAAAAACCTAAGACAATAGAGTTTGTAAATCAATTGTCAAACATTGATGTACAAATAGTTCATGCACCTACCGTTGCAGAGTTTCGTAAAACAATATCAGTCTTTCTATTAAACACATGGAATGACAAGATTCAATGGGACTTTCCTAAAGACCAAATTGACCAAACCATTGATGAGCTATTTAGGTATGAACTGTTACCTACTGCCATGGAGACGATCAACATCACTTGGTCGGTTAATGGTATGGATATGATTGACACAACTCATTTAATACGACATCGTCTGTTTAGTTTTGCGGCCCAAGTTCATGGTGATAGGGATATGCGTGATGACAGAGTAATGATGAAACCGGGGATTATGGTACATGAAGAATTTGCTAACAGATATAGAGAAATTACCACAATGGCTCGTGATTTGTATGTTGATATGCTTGATAGTGGTCTTGTTCACGGCCTTGATGCCCGTACTATTATGCCTCGCAATTTTGAACACTTTTATATGGTACGCTGTACAATTAAAGACCTTATTGGCTACTGCATCATGCGAGGTGATGAACAAATTCAGACAACGGTAGATAATATTATTGCCATGAAGTTGTGGTTAGAAGTATTAAAGATCTATCCATTCTTATCAGGCCTTGTGGACTTCCGTAAGCCTGATGCATTCTATCAGCGTCAGTCTGCCAAAGGTAAAACCAATATATTTCCACCAAATGCTAAGAATGACAACTTTGACTGGTGTGAAGAACAGTTTTACCATCCGATCGGCCGTGATGAATTTCCAGGTGGTCACATATATGAAACCATTAGAAAGAACTTATTAGAGCAAATTGATGCAATTAAAAAGGAGCATATTCATGTCTAAGCATTGGTCAGCCATAGAAGAAAAACTAAAGAAGCTTAACATTAAAGACAGGACAAACTTGTTTAATGAGTTTATTGAGCAGCATCCTCGATGGATAGATCGAACTATAGAGTCTTTACGACTTGTTGTAGTTCGCCTAAAAAGCCAAGCAGTTGTAACAAAAGAACTCGATTTACAGAAACAAATTGTAAACAGAGCTGTTATGCATTATAAGAAATTTTTAACCAAAAAGAAAATTATATAATCATGATTGAAACTATAGTTAAGCCTATGTCATTAGACAATGATGTTGCAGTTGTTAAAATATTACAACTGATGGGACAATTAACGCCTAATGACATTAAATATGTGTTGTCTGTAACTTCACAAGTGTATGATGCTGTTAGTACCGTACAACAGGAGATAAAAAATGACATGGAACCTTCGACTAGTTAATATGAGTGACTCGGATGAGTCATACGTAGAGATTCGGGAAGTTCATTATGATCAACTTGGAAAGCCGCTAGGCCACACTACGGCTACAATGAGCGGTGAAAGCCCTGAAGAAGTTAAGCAATACTTATCATGGGCTTTGGATTGCTTAGAAAAACCTACTATTCATTTTGGAGACTAAAGTGCCTATTTCTGTACAAATTATTAAGGAAAATAAAGATGGTTCGGCTGATGCTCTCATTCACTTCGATAAAGAAGGTCTCGAAACTCTCGTCCGACATGGGCTTATTAGTCTTATTACCCAAGGACTTAATGACTATAGAATTGGATCCGAAGAAATTGTTCCATTCCCCTTATCAGAAGATCAAAAAGCCACGATTAGAAAAGCAAGAAAGTTAATTGCAGAAGATGAGCAGTAATCTAATTATTGTTACAGGGCTTATCTATGCATATATATGTATTGAGCAATTGGTTAAAGGAGATATTGGACTGGGTTGCATGTATGCTGGATATGCTTTTGCAAATTATGGGGCTTATCTGATTGCCACTAAATGAGCTTTACTATTTACACGCATAAAGGCATAAGAGTTATTCAATACTTCTTTAGTATAGATGATCTTATTAAATCAATGATTAATAACCCAAAAGACCACTATCACAGAAATTAAAGTTCTAAGCCGTCAAAGCCTAGTTCATCTGCAATCAACTTACATCGAGTTCTAAATGCTTTACCGTGTTGTGACCATTTATCACCTTTGCAACGGTAAAAACTCATATGTACCATTTCATGTGAAAGAGTTGTGAGCATAGTGTAATAATGCCCACAGCGAGCAGAACTAATCGTAATAGTGTGCTCATAGTCTCCACCATCATCATAGTAATAAGTCCCCATTGTTTCTGGGTCATGAACAACTACAAAGTCAATTGCTTCAGGGACAGGAAGTTTCCATTTAGTAAACGGGTACATACAGCACAAACTAGCATATGCATTGCTAATGGCTTCAGAGTTTAATCTCATGTAGTTCACCTCTAAAAAACACAAGTCCGTCATCTTCACTAATGACCTGAACCAGCTCAGGCGGCATTAAATGACCATTTACATAAGTAAGGACTGCAAACCCCGCTCTCCAGTTAACACTAGAATCTTCATGGTACATAAACTGGTCATCTTTAACTGCCGCCATCATTCCAGTATCAACACCATACATGTCGCCTTTGTAGTTAGACCATGGCGTAACTTTAAGAGAATGTAGGTGACCTGTAACCATACTCATACCGCCCTTAAGTATGTTGTTGTACACAGCATGAATACCGTTATGCCAACGATGTTTAATCATTGTGTTGTTATTAACTACAACTGACCAGCTATATGACCAGCCTGGCAAATGATCTGCTAAAGCCATACCTTTTACACCTTCATACTGAGGCAAAACATTAGACAGTTTGCCATCAAAACGAAGATCATGATTACCAATGGTGCGATGCAATATACATCCAGCAGGTCTGACTTTTTCAATATCGCCAAGTCTGTTTTGCACTTCTTCTAGTTCTTGCTTAACAGTTGGGTGTTGTTGATAACCAATTCTGTGATGCGCACTAATTTGTGCAAAATCAAATAAGTCGCCATTTAAAACGACCATATTTGGTTTTAATTTTTTTACAAAGTGTACAAAAGCTTTGTGTGCAGTAGAGATATAGTTTGGGTTGTAGTGACAATCAGAGCCTACTAATATCACACCGTCAATTAGTTCATACTCACATCGAATCTTGCTTTCAGGAATGGTAAATCGAGGAATACCGCGATTATTATTTGATTCAAGCACAATATCGTGTTTTTTCTCTAAATTTCTTCTACGGGCTATGACGCTTCTAGTATCAACATTCAATATTTTGGCTACGGCCGTAGGGGACCTATGTTCTTTAAATAATGCGATAAACTCTTGCTCACTACACGCAGGTTTGGCCATACCATGCCTTAAAGAATATAATTAAGTAGACAATACTTTATATTTGTTACAGCTTATCTAAGTTTTTCTCTTAAATAGTCATAACCTTCTAGCATAACCGGAGCGGCCATGCCAAGGCCTGCCCCAACACCTTTGCTTACTGCAAAATAGGGGTTTGTTGGAGGTAGTGTCGTTGCAGCTAATGAACCTAATGCGCCTGCTCCTGAAATTACAGCGCCTGGGATATCACCACTTTTAAGACGATTTAATGCATCAGCACCTTGATAACCTGTACCGGCTAATCCAAGACCTGTAGACATTCTAGGCATAACTTTACCTACTGCGCCAAGACTTTTACCTAATGACTCAGATGCTCTTACTGCTTTGCCATATATACCTTTTTGCTCAGCCAGTCGAGCAGCTTCGTCAGCTGCAAGTTTCTCTTTACGAGCAATCTCAGCCATAATCTCATCTACATTCCACAGACGACCGCCTTTAATTTGATGCTTACCTTCACCAATATTTCTAAATTGCTTTTGATATGCTTCAGATTGCTGTCTTGTAGAGCCTTCTCCGATCCCATAACCTGTCTTTTCGCCCCATTTATTTGTATAAGGTTTGTTTGGCTCGACAGTAGGCACAGCTTGACTAACTGCTGTAGCAGCTTTAGCAACCGGTTCTGCAACTTTCTGAATTTGACGACCAGCTAATGCACCGCCTACGCCTGAAACTGCTGCTACATCCACAGGGTCAGCTACAATTGGCTTACCTGTATCAGGGTTCATAACAGTCACACTAGACTGTCTGGTAGACATTGATCCAGTTTCTTGACCGTAAGGCTCATCAAATAATGAGTTTAATGCCGATAGAGGGTTTTCTTTAACTTCATCTGCCATCTTAGTCTTTCATTCTTGTCAGAGGGTTATTTTCACGAAGTTGCTTAAAGTAATCATTGTATGTTTTAAATACTTGTTTGTACTCAGATGATTTAAAGAATGCGCCTGGGTCTGTTGACGCGTTCTTGTATTTAGCATCATATGTGTCAAGAGTGTCGTAAATTGCTTTACGTTGCTCATTAAACAATGCTTGATTTTTAATCCAGTGCTGAATCAGCTTATTAGAATCAGCTGCTGTAACGCCAGGTTCACGCATTAAGTTTGCATCAGTGTTAGAGATCTGTGGACCTAGTACGCCTTTGTATTGAGCACCATTGTTAAAGAAGATTTCTGCCATTAATTGCTGAGCTCTTCGTAAGTCATTTTGTTCATCAGGACCAAGATTGTACTTTTCAGCCATCTTCTGAACAGGTAAGCTAATGCTACCAAATTGGCCCATGGTGATACCTTCTTGAGCACCAGCTTTAAGTGCTGCAATAGTGCCTTCTTTATTTAGTATGCCGAAAATCTTGTCGCCTGATCGCTTAGTAATACTATACAACTCTTTTAAATCATTGTCATATTTATCAGTAGTTGCAGTACCGTAGTTAGTGGCAATAGTATTTCTTTTCTCAATAAACGGCTTAGTTAGTTCCGTAACATTAGACTTCTGAACTTCAGTTTGTGACTTTAATGGCATACCTTCATTGCCTAATGAAGCAACTTGTGTACCAGCTTGCTGTGGGGCTTTAAACAGCATTGTAGGATCAATAGGCTTGCCGTCTTTATCAAGAATACCAAATTCTACATGAGGCCCGGTAGACTTACCTGTAGAGCCTACTGTACCGATTAGTGTGCCTTCTGGAATTGTGTCACCTGGTTTTAAACTTGGGTCAACTTTATCCAAATGAGCATAATATGAAATAGAGCCGTCTTTATGCTGAACTTCAATCTTATTACCAAACCCAGGCTCATTCTTAATAGCTTTAATAGTCCCTGGCAATACAGCCTGAACCGGCTCGCCTTGCTTAGCAGCAAAGTCAATACCGTTATGCATAGCTGTCTTAGACCTATCCATTGGGTCTTGGCGTGTGCCAAACGGGCTGCTAATGGTTGCATTAGGCGTAGGTAAGTTAAACCCAAAGCCGTTCGTCTGTGAAACAGCAGCATTACTTGTAGGCAAGTTTAAGAAGCCTGGACCGTACTCAGCAATCTTGCCACGAAGATCTGTATCTGCTTGGTTTTGTTTAATATTTAGTCCTGCAACTTTCTCTTGCATATCTACTAACTTGGTCATTCTTTCACCTAGTTGTGGATATAGTTCTGACACAGCTAAGTACAATCTTGGATCAGACAGTTGTGCTAGTTGGTTCTTATTTAGATTTCCAGAAGACATTGCACTAGTGACTTGGCCTGGTGATACGCCTAAGTTATCGCCTAGCATTTGCAATGCTTTAGCTTGATTGTTTAAAGTTAACTTCTGACCTGCAACAGATGCACGCATTTGTGCCATAGGCAATGCCATTTCTTGTTGCTTTTCTACATCTCTACCTACAGAGCCTGCTACATTGCCTACAGCTTCACCAAAACTGCCTGTACGACCAGGGTTTAGAAACTGTGAAGCCACATTCCACATATTAACGCCACCACGCTGCTCAAGAGCGCCTAGTGTTTTATTTAGTGCTTCAAGATATTCTTGTCGAGCATTATCATCGCCTGCTAATCCTGTCGGAGCTGCTGGAAGTGCACCTACTGTCGGTGTTGCCATAATTATTCCTTAAATTATATTCTCATAAGGGTTAACATCTTCCCATCTTTTCATAATGTCTTCTGGCGACATATTTTCATACACAGCATATGTTGGATCTTTTACAATATTTCCACTTGCATCAACCATTTCTCCCAACCCTGGTTGCGGCTTTAATAAGTCTTTAAGGTAACTGCCAATGCCAGATAGACCGGTAGTAACGCCTCCAAGAATATTTTGCATAGCTGTATTATTGCCTGTTCCTGTTGGCGTATTTAATGCTCCAAGCAATGATCCAATACCTGCAATTTGAGCTAATGGAGAAGAACTATAAGCACCAGGAATTGGTCCTGAATAACTAGACTGAACAGCGGTAGGTACTGTATAGCCTCTTAACAATGCTGCTTGTTGTGTTGCAGTTTGCATTGGAAATAAAGATCTGTTTTGTTCAATTTGCTGCTGTTGTGCACCCATGGTAGACAATGCATTAATGTCTGCAAGATTTTGTGACTGATTTTGCTGTGCTAAAGCGCCAAAATTCTGACTTGCTGCTAATTTTGCTTGTTCTTGATTCTGAGCAGCTTGTAGTGCTTGTGTATAGCCTGTTTGTAATGCTTTAGACTGTTCTAAGTTTAAGTTCTGTAAGCCTTGGTTCATAGACTGACCTAGTACTTCAGCTCCTCGTTTAGATCCAAATTGTCCAGAGCCTACAGCAGCTGCTGTGGCATTAGGCGCCAAGTATTGTTCTATATTACGTCTGCCGATATCGCCTAAAGCACCTACAACTTGCTGAGTATATGGTTGCATAAATCTACCAGCTTCTTGTGCAACATCATAGTCGCCAGCTTGAGTAGCTAAGTTTGTAGCTGCTTGTAGATTTGGCTGATAAGATCCAACATTTTGAGCAGTTTGTTGAAATGCTTGTTCTTGAAGAGGTGTAGCCCCTACATACTGAGCGCCTGCAGCTGCTTTATTTCCTGAGCTTGCTAAGCCGCTTAGATAATCAGTATACCAACTAGGCGCAGTTGTTGCTTGCGTTTGGTTGGTTGTAATATTCGGTAATGGTGAACCTTGTGTAAGTGCCATGACTTAACCTTTCAAATATTCTAGTGGCGATTTGGCCTTAGGTGGTATTTTATCAATAGATGCACCTCTTTTGTGCTTTCTGATTGATTTCCTCATTTTGTCTAACTGTAATGCACCTGCTTTTGAAGATCCGTTACCTAAGGCTGCAACCGTGTCTGCATCAAATACGTATTCTCCATCAGCAAGCATGGCAGGAATGTCATCTGATTGACCATCACCTGCGCCTTGTACAAAATGCCCTGTAGTGCCTGTCTTAAACTGAGGAATATGTACATTTCCACCGTCTTTATACCCAAGATTGCCTGTATTGACCAAGTTTAATCCTGCCGACGATAAAGCATTATAGTTCGGATTTACACTTTGTGGAGCAGCGAACTTAGTTTCTAGCCCTTTTGTGTCAGCAGCTTGTGTCGGGTAACCTGGACTAGGTAATCCACCTTGTCCTTGCATAGACAAGTTAGTTCCGCCTGCCGAGTCTGCGCCATAAGTAAAATAGCCAGGTGCTTGAGCTTTTTTCCCTGTAAGAGAATTAAGTATTCTCGGGTCAACATTAGAAAGTTGAGGATAGAGTTGCTTTAATTGAGCTAAGTTCATTTGTGTTCCTGTCACGGGTGCTGCTGCTAATGAAGTTGATTGTAAATTTCCAGGCAATGCGCCTATTGTTGTAGATCCAGAAGACGGTACTGCATATGAAGTTGAAGTCTGTTGAACAGTTTTAGGCGGTGTTGTAGTGCCTGTTCCTGTTAGGTTAGTGCCTGTTCCTGTTAGGTTAGTGCCTGTTCCTGTTAGGTTAGTGCCTGTTCCTGTTAGGTTAGTGCCTGTTCCTGTTAGGTTAGTGCCTGTTCCTGTTAGGTTAGTACCTGTTCCTGTTAGGTTAGTGCCTGTTCCTGTTAGGTTAGTGCCTGTTCCTGTACCTGTTGTAACAGTACTAGTTGTAACAGTACTAGTTGTGTTAGTACCAGTTCCTGTGACTTGTGTATTAGTGTTTGTTTTGCCTGTAATTACGCTGGCTAAGTCTAGTTTGTTTAAATTAGTTGCAACTGCAGACTTTGTTAATGCAGTATTAGCATCCATACCCTTACTAATAAGAGTGTTAAGAAGATTTAATGCTTGAGTTAAGTTTTGAGTTTGATTATTAAAATCTTTGTCTAATGCTGCATTATCTTTTTTAAATTGCTCTTCTGTTATTTCTTTTTTATCATATTGGTCTTGTAATGTTTTCTTGTCATTTGTGTAATCTTGTAATGTTAATGTAGGCGTAAAGTGTGTTGCATTAACATTTAATCCTTGCGACAAATCAGTAGCTGGAACATTATCTAGACTAGCTTTTAAGTCAGTTGCTACTTTAGGTAAATCAATAGTAGGCTGTTTTGGGTCATAGCCTTCAGTGCCTGGCACATTACTTTTGCCAAAAGGCATTGTTCCTGAAATATCTGCAACTTGAGTTCCAGTGCCAAATAACTTGTCAGCAACATCTGGGGCATCAGATAAAATTGACTTTAAATCATTTGCAGATATACCAAAATTTGAAGCAATATCATTTATTTTAGTGTCGTTTGCAGTAGATGTAGTTGTATCACCGCCTGTCGTAGTTGTACCGCCACCTGTCGTAGTTGTACCGCCACCTGTCGTATCTTTTGCTGTTACAACACTGCCTATGGTGCCAATTGCTTTAGTTGGGTCAGCAAACTGACTAATTAAATTATTAAAAATCTGCTCTTGGTTCTTACCGCTTAATGCAGATGTTGCTACAGTGCTTCCAGCAATTTGTGTAGCTCGTGCAATCTTAGCCATTGTGTCTGGAGATACAACATCTTTTAATGCAGAAGTAATGGCGCTTACACCAGTTTGGCTAATACCATTAGCCGCTAAAGACGTGGCAAATGCTTCAAAAATCTGATCTCCATTTGCGCCTTTAACTGCACTACCTACAGTAGTTGCTAAAGTTGTACCAACAATACTTCCAAGTTGTTGTTGAGTATAAAAGCCACCTGATGCTTCTGAAACATCTTTAAGCACGCCGGCTACAGGTCCTGTATTCATTAGCGGTTGCATCGAAGATGTGATGCCGCCGATAGCAGCACCAGTTAATATGCCTTTGCCTGGGTCTTGGCCAGATGCTGATGCATTTAGACCTCCCATGGTTGCACCAACAATAACGCCACCGGCAATGGTGGCTGCTGAGCCAGTTAAGCCTACACCTGCACCAATTGCTGTTAATGGAGCTGAACCTCCTAGTGTAGCCATGGTTAATGCAGCTGTTCCGACAAAAACAAGGCCTGGTGCTATATCACGACCAAAGTTAAATCCGCTACCGCCAGTGTATATATCCATGTTATACACACCGCCGTGTGACACAGCCTTAGAAATAGCTAATAACTTATCGCCTTCTTGTCTATATAGTGCAGTTTGGAAGCTTCTTGAACCTTTTTCAACTGCTTGGCCAGGTTCAAGTGAGTTAAGTGTTACAGACCAAATGCTTTTTGACGCTTTATCAACGGCGTCGTAAAGCTGTGACTCTGCGGTTATTGTACGCATTTTTGGTATTAGCTGACCCTTATCATCATATAGGTAGTCGCCGTTTCCATCTGTTTTATAAACCGGTTGGCCAGCTATTGATACTACATTGCCGTCACTATCTCTTACATCTTTAGTTAAAAGTGGAACTTGTTTATCTTTAAATTGATTCTTGTCAATTCCAAGCAAATCAGCGGCTTCGTTTAACCCGGAATAACTACCGACATTACCGTCTTCATCAAGATTAACAGTTACACCAACAGCGTCAGCGCCTCGTAAAATTTTCCCACTATATCCAGTTCCTTGCCACCCAAGATTATCGGTAATATGGCCACGCTTATGAGAAAAGTTAGTCATTACATTGCCATCGCCTACAGCAGCAAGTGCAACATTTGCATTTAAAATAGGTAAATCATTGTATGAGCCATAGTTATAATTAAGCGTTCCATTAATCAACTTACCACCAATGTCAGTTAATGGCGTTACTGCCTCATATAAAAGTGGACTGCTTGCTTTTATCTTTTCACCAAGCACTGGGTCTTTTGCCATTTGACCATAAATATCTCTTATCTTGTCGTCATTAGTTTTGGCTATTTGAATTTTATCAGTTGCACTACCGGCGCGGCCTTCATTATATCCGAACTGTTTGTAATGCGTATAAGGGTCAAAACCATTTCTAACAACATCGGGGTTTTGAGCTAAATAGTAATTAGAGTCAAATTGATCTTGTGACAACTTTGGTGCTCGAGTAGTTAAACTAGGGTCTGCAAGCAAAGTAGCATATTGCGTAATTTGTGATGGAGTTAAACTGTTAACAAAATCAGCACCTATTTGTGCTGTTAAAATTGCTTTTAAATTAGTTGTTGAATATTTAATGCCTTCATCAGATAAAGCAATTCCTTTAGCAATCTCTGCTGGAGGTATGCCTTTAGACAGTTGTGTTCTCCAAAAATCAGACTCTGCTAACGAAGGTGTACGACCTACATATTGCTGATAGAGCTTTATAACAGGATCATTTTGGAATGCTGTGCTTTCGGTTGACCCGCCAATCTGTTTAGCAACATCAGCTAATGTCATTGTTCCAGCGGTTATTTTGGAAGTCCAAAAAGCTAAACCACTTGCATCAGGCGAATGACCTAAACGGTCTGTATATATCTGAGAAACTAGTTTTTCAACAGCAGGCTTATTAGCTACATTAGCTGCTAAGTTTTTTGTTACGTCATCTATTGTTTTACCAGATCTTAACAAAGCTTGAGCATCTGCTAATTCTTGTGGCGTAGGGAGTTTTCCGGTATATTGCTGGAAAATATTAGCAACTGAAGCGGCTGTTGATCCTTCTGATGAGGTACCAATTTGTTTAGCAACATCCGCTAATGTCATTTGACCGTTAAGCACTTTAGAAGACCAGAACGATAACCCATTTGCATCAGGTACTCGACCTAGACGATCATCATACATCTGAGTAATTAATTTTTCAATAGAAGTCTTAGTAGTCGGAGTAGCTAATAAGCTCTTTGTTACATCATCTACCGTCTTGCCAGAACTAAGCTGTGTCTTTGCATCATTTAACTGAGTTGCAGTTGGTGCTGTTCCAGTATAGTTTGTGTAAAGGTTATTAACTGCAGTTGTTGCTGTGCCTTCTTGTGAAGCCGCAATAGACGATTTAATGTCAGCTAAAGACATTCCATTTTTTGCTGCTTGTGTCCAAAATGCTAAACCAGAAGCATCCGGTGTTCGTTTAAGCACACTATCGTACAAACTTGTAATAGCTGCCTCATTTGGATCTGGAACCGTAGAAGCCATTTGAGTAGCATTAAGTGTTGTGCCTGCTGTTCCAGTTGGCAGTGATGTTTGCTGTGTTGTTGCTTGAACATTACTAGGTAAAGCATTATCTCGATTTGGGTTTACAAAACCTTGCTCAAGATTGGCGCCTGTACCACCAAGTGTATTAACATAAGGGTTTGCTTGTGCTTCTTGTGAATTTTGAAACGCATTTTTAATTTGTTCTAGTGAAGTGCCTGTGTTATATGCATTTTTCCAAAATTCTAATCCAGCAGCATCAGGCGCACGCTTAAACACACTATCGTATAGTCCAGCAATCGGGTCAGTAGAGTTTAAAGTTTCGAGTGCCATGTTATCGAATACTAATTATGCCACAAAGAGCAGCTGCCCAGTCTTGCCAAGTTTTAAAACCACGTGGATCAGGTACACCGTTTTCTGTAAAATAACCAATACCGTTTAGACCTGCTGCCCAATCAACCCATTTGTCTTCAGGTAATGTACCAAGTTGATTAGGCGCAAATAGCTCTGCCATTAAAGCACACCAGTTGTCCCATTTCATATATCTAGGGTCGTAACTTATCATGGGTTGCCTGTGCCTCTCTCGTCTCCAAGATCTGCAGAGAGTAAAATCTGACCCATTTCATAGTTGCCACGAATTGTATTGCTTTCAAACTTAATTCTCATTTCACGTCGTTGTTCACGTAAATCAATTTTAAGTGTGTCAGGTGCAAATACATATGGGTCACTAAGATCATCAGGGCCTTGTGCATAACTTGGGCCTGTAATGTACATATTCATGTCTTCAGATTGGTTAAAGTTAGGCTCAACACGTTCTAAATGAATCCATTTATTAGGCCCTGAAGCTTCATCAACGCCTGGGCCGCCTGTTACCCAACCAATATTGTTAGTTTCAAAATAGCTTTGAATTGCATCTACATTGTTTAAATAAATTTCATCAGTGCCTGTTTCATGCTGCCATAAAGTATAACCATTTGTTGAATTTTGTTCTGTTCCTGCCCAGACAGGAAAACGGAAAACTTCAGAGAATACACCAGCCGATCTACGAGCACCAATAGCAGTTCCGGCATCATACCAGACTTGTTCACGAACATTAAATACTACCGCATCATTACATTCTTCAGAATCACCGTTAGGAAAGAACCACCAAATTTCACCCCAACGAGGAATCTTACTAGCCCAGACTTTTTGCCTTTGAGCATAGTTTAAATTGTCAAAGAAATAGTTAAAGTTCATTGAATTTGGTATTTCTGTTACAACACCGTTGTACATTAAGAATCGATCAACACCAACCCAGAAATAAATACCGTCATATTCAATAACACATTGACTAGACATAATAGAAGACTGACTAGTAATGATGTCATAGCGCCAATACAATGTTGAACCGCTTACTGTTGTAGGCGTATATGACACACGAACTAAAGAGTCTGTTGACCAAAATAAACCTGAAGGTGCTGTTGTACCGCCACGAACTGGTAGCCCTTTAACAATTTTACCTGTGGCTACGTTTGTTTCGTTAGCATCTGCAGAGTTCCAATCAAAGAAGTTACCTGCAGAGCTATTTTTAATAAACCCATTATTGCCATAGACAAATAAGTATGGGTGAAGCATAACACAACCACCTGACACGCTAATGACATCACCTGAAGGAGTTGAACCTTGACTATCAGTTAACTCAGCCATTGTGCCGCCTGGAAAGTCACCATATAGTACAGGAACATTAACAGTACTGTCAATGTCTGTTAAATTTTGACCAGGATGTGCAAGTAAGTATGACACACCGCCTGCCACATCAAAACCATTGTCAAACTGCCAAAGATTATTAGCATTAGCAGTATAAGAAGTGATAACAGTTGCAACATTGATTTTAAACCCAGAACCTGTTCCACCAATAGTTGCTGAAGTAGCGCTTAAAACATCGCCTACTGTATAGCCTGTGCCGGCTGTAGTTAGTGTTACTGATGAAACACCGCCTGAAGAAACAACAATCGTTGCTTTTGCACCAGCGCCTGTACCACCTGTAAGACTAACTCCTGTGTATGTTCCTGTAGTGTATGAAGTTCCAGCTACTCTACCAGTTAGTGTTAGTATACCGCCGCCAAAAGCAATATCATAAGGCCCAGAACCAACACCATTATTATTGTCTGTTGTCCACATCTGTAACTTGTTATTTGTTCCAGAATAGATATAGTTTAGACCATTTTGAGAATTCATATACATGCCACGGCTAATGCCTGCAGCATTTATAAAAATGCCTCTATATCCTTTCATTTTCCTTGGTCGACCGCGCTGAAATCTTACCCAGCGCCCATCAACATATGTTGGCGCATCAAATAATGTACCGTCGCGCTGAATGCCTGGCTTAATCTGAAGAGATATAACCTTAGCTGTCAAAATGATCCTCCAGAAATGCCGTTAATAACAGCTAATCCGGTTGAGCTTAATGTCATTTTATTAGTGCCGTTTAATGAAAAGCCTATTTGTCCACTAGACGGTTGATATATGCCAGTAGTTGTATTGCCTGAAAAATTTAATGAAGGTGAAGCTGCAGAACCTGGATTTAAAGTTAAACTAGGCAATGATGAAATTGCAGAACTATTTGCATTATAGACGTTTGTACCATCACAGACAATAATTAAAGTTTGGTTTTGTCCAACAAGTACTGTTGATGCGCCAAGTGTGCCTGTTGAAAACTTTAGAGTATATGCGCCTGTAGTATTGTTTGTAACAGTATACAACTGAACTGTAGGTGGCAATATAATAGTTGTATTGGCTACTAATGTTCCAAAGTATTCTTGAATTAAATTGGCAGATTGTGCTGAAGAAAGAGTAACAGTAGGGCCAAGACCTGTAAGATCTAATGCTAATTGCGTAAAAAAGAATGTGGCAGATTGCCCATAACCAAACGAATTAAATTTTCCAGCACCGTCAGATACAAGAACTAAAGACTCTGTAAGTTGTAACTGTTTATTACTAGCACCGTCAATAGTGTCAGAACCTACCGGAGCAATAGTAAGAATGCCTGTTCCATTATTACGAATATTAATAAACCAGTTATTGCTTACACTTGTAGCTGACGGAAGAGTAAATGTACCTACACCACTTTGCCAAACAGCAAATTCTGCTCTATTTGCGGCAGTAAAAGCAGTATTGGAATAGTAAGCAACAAGATTATATGACTGATTTAAAGTAGTGTCAATTGCTTTTAATCCGTAGCCTGCTAAAGCTGAAGCATTGGCAGAACTTGTTCCAGCACCAAATTGAACTACTGACCAAGTTCCAGGTATGGTTGTATTGTCAGTAAGATAAATGTATTGCGCAATACCTGAAGCCACTGAAATAATTGTAGTACCGTCACTTTTTGTGACTGTAAATGAGTATGAACCAATGTTCTTAACTAAAACACTTTGGCCTACTGATACTTGAGTAGCAGCAGGCATAATTAGTTTAAGATTTGTATTAACTGTTGCAGTAACTTCAATAATGTTAGCAACTACATCATTTGTGTTACCGTTAACAGGCCATTGAAGAATGGTGTCTGTACTAATTGTTAGCTTTTCATAGCCAACTTGACTTGGTTGAATTGTTTGACCTGTGAATGGGTTTACATAAGATGTCATAATTAGCTTTCAATAGCAATTGCTTGGCGATCGCCAATGCGAGTAACGTCTTCTGTCTTCAGCATTGCCATAGCTTGATCATATTTTTGTTGGAATATAACTCGTTGATCATTCTTTAAGAATGGCATAGCTTGTAACAGTGTACCAAATAGCATTGCATTTGGAGCATACTGAGTCAGCCAATTTGTTTGGTTTTCAGAAGACAAAGGAGCAATACGCTCATAAAATAAAACTTCAAAATTGTAATTTTTATCAGGCGTTGGCCCAACTAACCAATGCTCATAGTCATAATCCCCGTAGTAAAGGGGCTGCCCGGTCACTGAAGCATTCGGAGCATAGGCTTTAATGTATTCATATTTCCGTAAATAGACCGGCTCTCGTGACCCATCTACAACCACATTAAATGATACCGTCTTACGCCATCTAGCAGGTTTCTGTATAACCGGATTGCCTGCTAGCATAGTACTTTCAACAACTTGCATTTGACCTAAAGTCTTGATCTGCTGTGCAATTTCAAACTCGCACATAGTAATGAAAGTAGGTATCTGATTAACAGTTGCTGGATCGTTGCGCTCTAAATACTGCAACACAGTCGTTGTCAGCGAGTCATACGTAAGTACGAAAGAAACGGTCATTTGGTAACCCTTTTATTTGCCATTTTATATTATACGTAGGGCCGTGTACCGGCTTTATCAATAATCAGAGCTTGACGACGTGGGTTGTCAGTTAATTTGTTTGGAATACTGATATGTGTCCATCGGTCAAACTCACGAATAATCTGATCATATCCGATCTTACTAGCAATGATGGTTTTAACCACTTCATCTGGTGTTACACCTGGAACACGAATATCCGCTGCACATCCAATGCGATGCTGACTACTATCTTTTGAACCTACCGCATCATTTACTGCTTTGGACCGAAATGCGCTATTAACCATGATCGGTTTGCCACCAAGAGTCTCTTTTACTAACTCGAGAAACAGAGCTAGTCTTTCTAAATTGGCTGTTTCAGATTCATTAGGCTCATTACTTAACTCTCGATGGTCAGTATAAGTTAGTTCTTCAAGAGTAAAGTGATCAGTCAGTTTCATTTTTTAAGATTAGCCATAATCCGAGTGCCAAATAAAAACCCAAAAGCAATGTTTGCTGCTTCAACACCGATTCTTTGTATTTCAGGAGTGACAGACAAGAACAATGTACCAATACCTACAACAATCACAAATAAAGCGCCTAAGTAGCGGCTAGAAGCTCTTAAATCAATAACCCATTGACTAGGTGTGCCATAAGGATTGTCTAATGCTGCGATAGCTTGTAGCTTATTTACTTCATTTTGGTCTAGTTTAATTTGTTCATCAACAGAAATAGGCTTAACGCCGCCTGTCACCATGCCAATAAGACTTTTAATTCCGTCTATGCCAACAGGTACTAAAGCACCGATAATAGTTTCTAAGATCATTTTGATGAAAAGTAGTGACTTATATAACCGACTATTGTGGATAAAGCAGACACAATAACCATGCCAGCCCAGAAACCGCCTCTGCCTTTATTGGCTAAAGCTAAAAGCTCTTCCATGCCTTCTTCTAGCTTGTCTACTTTGGCGGTTAACTGATCAACTTTTTCCCAAAGCTGTCCGTATTTAACTGGGTCAATTTCAAAAGACATATTCATTCGCTTGCTAAGTCAATTGGTTGATCTTTAGTCTGGTTCTTAGCTTCTTCTTGAATTGCAGCAATCAACTGAAATGTTTCTTCATATGGTTGCTTACCTAAATAACCAAGAATGCTGTTGATAAGTGCTATTGATAGTGGAATATTTTTCATGCTGGTTTGCTAGGAAAAGTAACTGTCCAAGGAAAACCTTCTGCGCTAGGCAAATTGCGTAAGGATTGACGATAAGCCGCCCAATCTTCTTTATTAACAGGGGAATCAGCTATCTGTGTCCAGTCAGAATCTTTAAGCAGTTCATTGCGTTGGTTACGCACGTTTTGAGCCCGTTCAGCATCTTTGATTGCTTTGTAAGCTGCTTCGTTTTCGGCTGCTGTCTTAGCTGGGCTATCATCTGTAGCAGGTGTGTCGGTAAAGACAGGACCCAGTGTGTACTTAGTGTACCAAGTGCCATCAATTTGCTCTAAACCGTTAAACATACTGTACTGGTAGACTGTGCCGCCTGTGGCTTGTGGTCCCTCGAGGACAACGTCAATACCTAGGGTTTGCAAAGCGTCTGGCGTGATAGGCGTGTTATTTGCCAGCTCGTTTTTAAAAAGTGAGTAAAGCGCAAAGTCTGTTGCCGCATACTCGCCTGTTGATTTAATTCTGTATCCCATGATTTTTCCTTTAAGCTATTGCTAAAAATATGTAAGAAGCGCCGTTTGTATTAATTGCGGCAAGTATTGCGGCGTTAAGAGTAAAGCCACCAGCGGTTGTTGTTACAGAGCCTAAAGTAGCGACTTCTGCATCTCCAGTATTTAACAATAAATATGGGTCTGTAAGTGTAGTCATTCCTCTAGCGGTATTGTAAACATACCAATCACCAGCAGCATCAGTACGCTTAATTAATACAAATCTAGCTCCACCAGTAAATCCACATGAAATAGCTTGTGTAGTTCCGTTGCCTGTATAAGTGCCAACTTTAGATACTCCAGCACAAGTGGCAAATAGGTAAGCTACATAAGTACCTCCAGAAGTATTTACACCGCCACTAGTTCCAACAGAAAAAACAGAAGATGTTGGTGCTGTACTATTCCAAACACTTGTGTCTGTACTCGCGCCGTTTGTGTAACTTAAATATAAAAGGTCAGTAGCACTTAATGATTTTGAATAAACCGACCAATTTGAAGCGCCACTTCGTTTTTTAAAAATCATTAACTCAGGAACTACTCCGAGGTTATGTGCTTGTGTTGTTGCACTTCCTGTTCCTGTGTAACAAACAGTATCAAAGAATCCTGGTGCTCTGCGGAAATTACTCCAAACCCAATTTGGTATTGTTCCACCATAGGTTAAATTAACACCTGTGTTGTAATCTAATTTCCAATAAGGTTCTATACCTTCAGAGCTAGTAAGATTAGAAAATAATGTTCTATCTTGACCACGTAAGCGGTCTACCCATCTCCAATTGTTGCTGCCTATATATTGATTTCCAAATATTAAATCCGTAACAAATCCAGTATTTACAAAACCATCAAATCCTTGTACAACAGGCTTAAACACAGTAGTAGCATCTGTAGGCACTTTCATTGGTCTACGGATTGCCATATAAATGTAATCTGAACTAGCAAAATAGTTAACAAGATTAAATCCTGTTGCTGTTGGAATGATTGATAAATTTGATGCTTCTGCTGTTGCAGTATTTGGATTTAATTTTGCTCCGCTTGTTAAACTCATACCACGCATTACATCGAATACAAGCCAATCAGAAGTTCCACTTGACCTTTTATACATTACATATTGTGGTTCATAACCAAGATTTACTGTAGCATTACCACTACCATCAGAAGTAAACCCACTACAACTAATTACATTATCTGTTCCTGTTGTGCCAAAGCCACCAGCATCATGGGCAAATAGGTAGGCTACATAGGTTTCACCTGAACCATTTACCGCTGCCGAATTTCCTACAGTAAATACTGTACTTGTTGGCGCTGTATCGTTCCAATAAATATTAGTTGTTCCTGCCGCTGCCGTAGTATTTAAATTTAAATATTGTGTAGCACCAGTAGAGCGATGATATACAGTCCAACCAGATGTTCTTGAAGTTGCTTTAACAATAATCATTCCAGGTACAGAGCCTAATGAATGGCTAATTGTTCTTCCTGCCGTGTCATTTCCAGACCAAGTAACTATATCAAAAAACTTAGGTTGTTTACGGAATGTCCAAGCAACAGTAGCATCACCAGATAAATTTATGCTCGTACCATTTACTGTGCCAGTAGAAAAGCCATTGCTGTTAAAGGCATAAACCGCATCTGTACCACCATTATTTCCGGCGGCAGAAGTAAGATCTGACCTTAAAAAGGAATTTACTCCCCTTGCTGTGTCGCATAAAATATGGCTCTGACCCGCAGATACTCTATCTTTTTGCCAAACCAACCCACCATAAGTAGCCAAGTCAATGCTATTGGTAATAGTTTGTGTAGTGCCGTTACCTGTATATAACCAAGTAGAAAATACATCTTCTACATATAGCTGTTCATTGCCAGTAGTGGGCCAGTTGTTTTGTGCTTTCCAATAGGCTTGCTGATCTAGTGTCCAAGTGCCAGATGCTGTGCTTGTTTGGTATGGACCACTTGGTACAACAGGGTTTTTAGAAATTATTCCGCCAGGGTAACGTTCACTCATTGTCTATTCTCGTTTTGTTCGGTGGCAAAATTTAACTCTTCTTGCGTTGCGTCACGTACTAGCCACTGCATAACCCACTGCCCGTCAATTTCAATAGGCGGGGTTTCTACGGCTCTTTGCGTATCCGTAACCTCGGGTTCTGGTGTTCTTTGTACGTGGGCATAAGTTTCTGGCAACACAAATACATCGCCCATGTCTGGGTACTCTAGTCGCACATCGCCTTGATGGCGGGGGTACTCGCCCGTGGATAATTTAATATATATGGTCATGTTGTGATCAGTGAAAGATTATCTGTTGCTGATGAGGTTGTTAAAGAATTTACGCTTCTACCTTGACTTGTTATGCCATAAGTGCTGGCAGCAAATGAGCCGCTATCTGAACTTGTGGTGTAAGAGGAGGCGGTGTAAGTGTAAGTCTGACCATTGAGTGTATACGTGCCAGTGCCTGAACCATCTGAGTTAAGTAACGCAATAAACGGATAATATTGAGTTGGACCAGTTTGTTGCATCTGTGTTGCAACAAAAATTTTCCCGTCCGCTGTTACGGCTATACTTTGACCTCCAGTGATGTCATAAGCCAATGTTAAATTACGTTGCCATTGAATAGTGCCAGATGAATTGTGTTTGCATATAACTAGCGTTTTGCTATTAATATTTCCCCGTCTAAGTGAATATAAATTCTCACTGCTATCAATAGCCACTTTAGTATTGGTATAGCCTACGTTTATATTGTCACTCCATTGCTTAGTTCCACTAGAATCAGTTTTTATTACTGAACTTCTGCCAGTGTTGCTTGTTGCTCCAATATAACAATTACCAGTGGACGCACTTTGAGCCAAGCTCCAGAAATTAGTATCATCGGAGTATTTCTTTTCAAACTCAAGCGCACCATTGCTTTGTGCCACTTTTATTAAAACACCAGCAGACTGGTAAATTCCTGTTTGATACACGGTTCCAGTGACATAAACTGACGTGCTGTAAGTACTAACACCAGCAGCTTGGAATGATTGCCCAGAACCAAAATGAGTGTTCCATCTATTTGATCCCGAAGAAGTTAAGCTGGCAATTGCAATTCTATTTGCGCTGTCATAATCACCCGTGTTTTTATTACCTACATAATAAACATTTTCAGATGTGTCTGTTGTTATGGCGACCGAAATGTATGCTAAATATGGAGTTCCTGTTGACCATGTTACTGACCCCCCGCTGTCCATTTTTGTAATCCAAGGACCGCCAGAACTTCCGTCGTTATACCCGCCAACGTAAATATTCCCAGAGGAAGGAACAGTTACCGTTACAAAATATGTTGAAGAACCAGAAACTGTTACAAAATTTTGAAATGCAATTGTTTTACTATTATTTATTTTTTGAATACGCCCACCACTTGTATCACCGCCACTAACAAAAAATCCAGTGGATGTTGCCGCAACGGCTGCGTTTGATTGTAAGTAGTAATCCCCAGATGCGGGCAGCAAAATACCTAAAAAGTATGGGTTAATTGGTGTGACACTGTTACTTGTGCCAGCGGCACCGTACCCAGAGGCATTAAGGGCTTGTACGGCAATGGTGTAGCTTGTGCCGTTGGTTAATCCTGTTACAGTCAAAGGCGATGCTGATCCGGTGGCAACAAAACTGCCAGGAGTTGAAGTTGCCTGATATCCAGTAATTGGTGCTGGATACCCAGCACTAGATGGTGCTACAAAAGTTACGATAGCGGATGAACTGCCAGCGGTGGCACTGACGCTTGTAGGTGCGCCAGGAGTTGTGGGCCAGACACCGTTTCCAGTTGCTTGCATCTGTTGCTGAAGCGTCCAGACGCCATAAGATGTAGTTGTTGCGGGGGCAGTTGCCGATAAGACACTGCCTTTGTAGCGCATACTCATGGTGCTACCTTTAAGTTATAGCTTCAAATGTTGCTGTAAATGTCAGCGCACTGCCTGTTGATGATATTACGCCAACAGATTGGTTTTCTGTTACATAAAAATCAGTTGTTTTGTCAGTTACAATTAATGAAGCGTTTGCTGGCACAGAGATTGCACTAGCAATTGGGTATGCTGTACCACTACCAAAGGTAGCATTGTTTGCAATTGATACTGTTGCGTTAACTGCAGAGCCTGTAGTATTTGAGACAACAATACCGGTTACACGGTTAACAGTACCAGCGGCGGGTGTTAAACCCGTCAATGATGTTGTCCCGTTGTATGTCCAACTAGTTGTTACACTTGTTGTGGAAGGGGTAACGTACGCTACGTTACCGTAGATAGACGTTACGTTTACTATGTTTGGATTTGCCATTTTATTGTTCCTTAAAAACCGAAGATCATTGACAAGGCAATTGCCTTACCTGTTGAAACACCTGATGCTGCTGGAGCAGCCCATGTTGCCGTTGTACCATTAGAAGTTAATATGTACGTACTTGCACCAATTGCTAGTCTAGTAGCACTGTTTGTCCCATTGCCTAGAATTAAATCACCTGTAGTTGTAATCGGTGATAAAGCATTAAACGCAGCACTTGCAGTTGTTTGCCCTGTACCGCCATTAGCAATTGCTAATGTACCTGCAAGAGTAATAGCACCGCTAGTAGCTGTATTAGGCGTAAGCCCTGTTGTACCTGCTGAGAACGTAGTTACTGGCGCTGCAGTATTTGCATTCGCAAGAAGTGTAATAGTGCCTGACTTATTGTAATAAAGCTTTCCGTCAGGGATATTAAGAGCAAGCTCGCCAACAGCAAGATTGCTGGTAGTCGGCACAGCCGCAGCAGTCGTGCTATTAAACAGAATTATCGGTGTGTATCCAGTAGCTGCCATATTAAATCCTTTGTGCCATTATATATTTAGACATTAAAAAGTGCCTCCGTTTACGCTACCCCAAGTAGGCGCAGATGCGCCGTTACTTAAAAGAACTTGCCCTGCTGTACCTGCAGCGGTTACGCCTAGTGCTGTTGTAGAAGCGCCATAAACTGCACCGCCAGCAACAAATGCTGAATTTTGACCAGTTCCACCATTAGCAACAGATAAAGCAGTACCTAAAGTTAAACTAGAAAATGATGCAGTAGTAGATGTTGCAAATAATCCTGTTGTTCCCCAATTTACATTATTAGGAATAAAAGCACTTTGTTGCCATGTTCCGTTTGCCGTATTATTGGTAATTAAAGTAAGTTGAGTTGCACCACCACCAGATACAGTATATAAAGTAGTGCCAGCATTATTTTTAATACTTACATTATTATTAGCTTGATTGTTAATGTAATAAAGATGACCAAGCACTAATGTTGTAGCATCAGGTAATTGAACATTTTGTGCACTTGTACCAGTAAAATTTTGTACGGCTGGTGAAGCAACAGTTAAAACAGTTGTACCGCCAGCAGTAGCGGTGGTTGCCGTACCAAATGCGATATTATTAATTGTGGTGTTTTGGTTGGCATCACGCAACATAACGCTACTTGCACCAGTTGAAGCCGTTACACCCGTACCGCCATTGGCTACGGCTAATGTACCAGCAACAGCTACTGCTCCTGATGTGGCTGTTGCAGGTGTTAACCCTGTAGAACCAAAAGAAATTGTAGTTACGCCACCTGAAGCTGGGGTTGTCCAAGTAGCAGTAGTTCCGTTACTGGTTAAAACTTGACCGTTTGAACCGATTCCTAGTCTAGTAGCACTATTTGTCCCATTGCCAATAATTACATCACCTGTCGTAGTAATGGGTGATAAAGCATTAAAGGCTGCTGATGCGGTAGTCTGACCTGTACCACCATTAGCAATAGGTAAAGTGCCAGTTACGCCGGTTGACAAAGGCAAGCCAGTTGCGTTTGTTAACGTAACCGATGTTGGTGTTCCCAGTATTGGCGTTACCAATGTTGGGCTAGTACTTAGTACGTTACTACCAGAACCTGTGCTTGTTGTAACACCAGTACCGCCGTTAGCAACGTTCAATGTGCCTGCTAATACCACAGCGCCTGTTGTCGCAGTGTTTGGTGTTAATCCTGTTGTGCCAGCACTAAATGATGTTACACCATCGGTTGATGCCTGCCAAGTTGCTGTTGTGCCGTTAGAGGTAAGCACGTAACCATTTGTACCAATAGCTAAACGGGTTGCGCTGTTAGTTCCGTTACCAACAATTAAATCACCGGTTGAGGTGATTGGTGACAAAGCATTAAATGCTGCTGACGTTGTTGTTTGTCCTGTACCACCATTAGCTATAGGTAAAGTGCCGCTTACATGTGTAGTTAACCCAATCTTTCCATAGCTTGGGGCAACCCCAACACCGCCAGAAATAAGAGCATTTCCAGTAGCTATGTCAGCAAGATTAGATAAAGCTGTGGTTGTAGACGCATAAAGCAAATCACCAACGGCATAACTGTTTATGCCAGTTCCACCATTTACAGCATTCAATGTGCCAGCTAGAGTAATCGCGCCTGTTGATGCTGAACTAGGCGTAAACCCTGTTGTTCCAGCACTAAATGTTGTAACACCCCCAGCTGAACCACTTGATGCAACAGTAATTTGGCCTTGCGCATTAACTGTAATGTTAGCATTTGTATAACTACCTGCTGTTACGCCTGTGTTAGCAATACTGATAGTGCCTATAGATGTAATTGGGCCGCCTGTTAAGCCTGTGCCAGTTAGTATTGAAGTAACACCTGTTCCAGTTGTAATTGCACCCCATACACTATTTGCATAACCTTCAAATGTTGCTGTTGTAGTGTTATATCTTAGTGTTCCGTTTGTTGGTGCTGCTGGTCGATCACCAGTAGTGCCGTAAGGAAGAAGAGTGCCTGAAGAACCAGGAAGTATAGGGTTATTTGCAATACTAAATGTAGGATTGCTGCCGCCATTAGGGTTGGCAATATTGATTTGATTTGTAGTTCCTGTCAACTGAACTTGTTGATAGTATGAACCACCAACAATGCTTACCATGCCACTGCCTGATAATGTAGCAGCAGATAAAGCTAAGCCTGTTAAAGAAATTGTAGGGTTGCCACTAATTCCATTACCATTAGAAATGCTTAACCCAGAAGTACCTGCTGCAATTAGTCTAGATGCAACTGTACTTGTGCCTGTCTTAACAATAATTCCATTAGATGCATTCTCTAAACTACCAGATGTACCATTTAAGTATAAACTGTATAGGCCTTGTGCACCACCGTCTGATGAACCAATGCCTAATCCACCACCAATGTAACGAGAATTTGGCAGTGATGCTTGAGCACCAACAGTTAAAAATGTTTGTGTCTGTGTTGGGCTTTGAGTGATCGCTTGTACAGTAGTCTGTACAGTTTGACCATTTTGAACAACTGGAATTAGCTCTGCACCAGTAATAGCACTTGGGGCAGCAGGTAGTTGCGATATTCTTATATTTGCCATATTAGGGACTCAAGTTATCCAAGTTGCCATCGATATCATCTTCTGCCGTCTCAGGAGCAATCCCGAATTCGCCAGGTGTTCCTGTAAGGTCGAAAGGTGTAGGCTCATTCGCAACATTAGGGTCTGTGGTTATAGCATCATTATACTGATCTACGTTAGCATCAGGTCGAGGAAATCTAATTGAAACTTTTTCAGATTGTCTTGCAGGTAGTCTATATGGGTCAAATTGGTCTGAACAACCTTCACCGCATACTCGAATACCTGGAATATTGCCATCTGGTCTAATATCCGAATAAGCACGCTTCATTTTGCATCTGTCGCATATGGCGATAGATAAAACAGTGTTTCCGGAAGTATCTAACCAAACTGGCATGATTATTTTGTGTAATAGCTAATATTTGGTGCATAGTATACTGGAGACTTGTCTCTATTCTCATTCTGAGCCATAAGTAAGTGCTTCTCATACTGCTGCTCACAATAAGCAATTCTAGCTGGGTCGACTTGAGGTAGTTCTGATGCCATTTGGTGAGATAGACCCCACTGAATGGCTAAATACATATACTGAGGTATTTCTATCTCTCCGCTTAAGTCTCCTACATCTTGTATGTATCGATTTAACCAGAGTTCAAGCTGAGGACCAATCGAATTAGGTACTGGCCATAATTCCATGTTTGGTTGTGGAATGGTACGGTTAAACCAGTACTGCAATGGTCGTAAAGCTTCAAAACTCCTGTTTGGCAAGCTAGAATAGTCATCTCTATTCATTCTGGCCATATTAATTGACATCGGATTGGTTCCGAATACAACTTGGTACATTCCCATGTTAACGCCAGCACTCTGTTTAATTCTCCAATAAGGCTGAGTTACTGTAGTAGGCAAATCATAGTAAATCCATGTCCCTGCTACCCAATTTGTTGCACCTGGGCTTTGCAATGTTACCCAAGTTGAATTGTCTGTTGAATATTGTAAAGTTATAGTCACTGAACCGGTTACAGCAGGTAAAATACCTATTGTTGTGATCATTACTGGGTTTCCAGACCCATTATTAATGCCTATATAGCCGGTATTTGTGGTTAGTTGGCAAATTTGATTGCCAACACCATTAAATGCCGCTGCCGTATTACCAGATGAACTGTATTGACCTGAAGTAACGTTGGTTAATGTACGGTAATTGGCATTAAGAACATCAACTGTGCCTTCAGGCAGATAATAAAAGTTTTGATCAGGTTTTAACCCAACAATAACTTTATTAATACACCAATAGTTAACACCCCAGTTAGCAAGACTAGATAGCAAATAATACAGTGATTGCTTAGCAGCCGCAACTTGTTCATCTGTTAACTCCTCCGCTAATTTTCCGGCGCGCCTTGCACCAGAATCAATTAGATTTTGAACAGTAACTACAGTTTGGCTAACAGTACCTGAAGTTGACATTGTTTACCAGCCGCTTATTTTTTTAATTACTCCGCCATAACTAGACTTTGACTTTTTCTTAACTGTACCACCGTCTTTGCAATTCCAACGCTCTAATGATGCTTTTGCTCTTGGTGCATCACCTTTTGCATTCTTTACAACGCCTGACATACGAGCACAAAATGAAGCTTTTCTACCTTTGTCAGCTTCTGTCTTTGGGTGTGGCGCAGGTGCTTTTAAGTGAGAACCAGTTGCATTGTTCACTTTTTCACGACCTTTAGCAGTTAGTCCTGCACCTTGACTTGTAGGCAGTTTTTCACCTCTTTTTACAGAAAGACGAACATCACCGCCGTCTTTTTTAGACTGTGAATGCTTTAGATCATAGTTTGTAGGCGCGCCTTTGCTACCTGGTTTACGCATATGCTCACCTGAGCCATGCTTAATTCGCTCTTGCTTAGCATGTATATTGGCCCATAAGCCTACTCTGCCACCTGACTTCTTAGATGCAGCATTTTTCTCTGCATATGCAATGGCAACAGCTTGCTTCTGAGGCTTCCCAGCTTTTATTTCAGTTGCAATATTCTGTTTAAATGCTTTGTCGGATTTGCTTTTGATCAATGGCATGATTATGGATTAGCTTGAGTCTGATAAGGGTTTGCATAGTACTTAATCATTTCTAAAACAACAGAATAAGTATCGCCTGTTGAAGCATCTAGAGTGGTGAAAGTAATTGCACCGTCCACACCAGTACCTGCATTATTTATTAACCCACCAAAGTTAGTGAAATCTTGAGTATAGACATTGTTTTGTGGAACAGTTTCAATAACTACAGGAGTAGATGCTTTCCACTTTAATTGCACTTCCATGCCATGAGTTAATGCTGTAATTTTAGTAATAGACACACGAGTACATGCACAACCAGATGCTGATGGAGTAAGCAAAGCAGGGTTTACTTTAACGACATTGGTTTCACCAGTACCATCGCTGGTGTTGGTAAATTTCATGATGGCAGTACGCTCACCATCAAAAATTGTTTGACTTCCGACTGCATCAGCCATTGTATTTCTCCAAGTTAAAAAGGAGGGTAGGTTTCCCTACCCATCCAATTAATTAGCACTTCTGCATTTTCTTCATCATGGCAAAGCCACCTTCAGCTTTACAAGTCATGGCTGCGTGTCCACCGTCTTTGTACTTTGACCCTTCAATTCCGCCAGTACCGCCCTTAACTTTCTTAGGCGATGATGCATCATTGATTTTGTTTTGATACTTGAGAGCTGAGGCCATTCCTTTGGCTTCAACAGTGCCGCCTCTTTTAAACTTAGACATTTCAATGCCGCCGGTTCCACCTTTAACAGACTTTACTTTTGATGCATCGTTAATCTTAGTTTGGTACTTATTGGCAGTAGCCATGCCTTGTGCAGCAATACCGCCCTTCTTGTATTTAGACAGTTCAATGTTGCCAGTCATACCTTTTCTATCAGGACGAGTAGCTGATATACCACCAGCTAATCCACCCATAACATTAGGGCCTGCTTTAGGTGCCATACCGCCCCCCATACGAAGCTTTAATGTAGTGCCTTTACCGCCTTTGTGCTCTTGACTATCATGCTGCTTAAAAGCTTTTTTAATCATAGCTTTGTCTTGAGCTTTGTCCATCTTGCCACCTTCAGACTTACAAGCCATACCACCTTTTCTGAGTTTTAGCTCAACAGATGGCTCGGTTGTTTTCATTTTTGGCATTGGTTTGTATTGTCCCATTTTGCTCTCCTATTAGGCTTGGGTTACACCGAGTGCACCAACGCGAGTAGCATTTGGTCCAACAGCGATTGCAGGAAGTGCTAATGTGACAACCGCACGTTTAATGCCATCAGCAGCTGTACTTGGAGCAAATGTGCCACGTACGTCACCAGTGCCTGTAGTAGCTGTTTGTGTTGCTGCTACAGTTAAAGTACCAGATGTGTCATCAGTAGTAGCATTGTTCCAACCATAACGAAGAACATAAGACTTATCAATGAATCGTACTGGGCAACCAAATACATCAGCTGTACCAACCGATACAGTAACTACGCTACCGCCAGAAGCAGCTACGCTAGTAATGATGTAAAAAGCTTTTGCACCAGCGGTTGTAGTAGAAGCCACGGTGCCTGTAGCGATTACTTCACTCATGGCTTGGCCATAATAGTCATAGCCTGAAACTGTAATATTAACAGAAGTAGGGGCACCTGCACCAGTGGTTACGCTAACTGCACGAGGTACATCTAACTGATAA